ATGCGCACGATTCAGGAAGAATTTAGCGATTCCGACGACGACTGGTTTGGGTTCGCCTCGGCGCAAGACCGCAAGGACGGCCATTCGCTGCGGACGTACCTGCTGCGTTACGCAGACCGCATCCCAGAAAACCACGTCGTAGTTAACGTCGAACTCGTACTACGCACGGCGGTGCCGCCTCGCGGCATTCGTCCACCGTACTTGTCCGTCGTTCACTTCGATCCGGGGCATTCGACCGACTTGCCGCTCACGTGGAAGAAGAAGATCGAGGATCTCGACTTCGACTCCACGATCACCTACGTCGAATGCGGGTACGACATTTTCGACGCGTTCAGCGACGCGAAGATGGACCTGACGGCGCGCGGGTTCTACGTCGAGCCGATCAACTAGCCCGCGCCCGAGTGCCAGGTCACCCCTACTTCGGCGCCGTCAGCGCGTCGTAGTCGCGCTCGCACTGCTGGCCGGCGATGCGGGCCCGGTCAGCGTACTCTGCCAGCTCGCCCGCGCGCTGATCAGCGCGGCCGAGCACGTCGGCAAGCAGATCGAGGGCGTCGCTGGCTGCCGGGCTTCCGGCGGCAGCGGCGGGATGGCGGGCGGCTGCGACGAGCTGGTCGACACGCTGCTGCAGGCTGCCAGCGGCAGCACGAGCAGCAAAAGCATCAGCGAGTGCGGCCGTGCGTTGTTGATTTGCATCTTTTGCGTTCTCCGATTGAGCCGCAGTGCGGCGTTGTTCCTCGGCGCGCGCGGCCGCGACGGCGTCGAGCTGCGTCTTCTGCGCGGCGGCGGCCGCCGTGCGCACGCTGTCGGCGTGCCCCTTGAAATACCCGCCGGCAAGGCCGACGATCGCCGCCACGATGACGGCGAGCCAAACACGGGGATCGAGCCAGGTCATTTCGACTCCTTCGCGTGCAGCTGCTTCAGCTCGTCCGGCGAGTAGACGAATCCCGGCAGCAGGAATGCCTGCACGCTCCAGACCGGGTCGCTTTCCTCGTGCCGGCCGTGATCCTTGCCCCGGTGATGGAGCGCGCACAGCAGCAGTTGGTTGTAGGTCGAGTCGACGAACGTCTCGGGCCGGGCCGGATCGAACGCTTCCCAGTCGAATCCCTGCGTCAGCCTGATGACGTCCCAGACCGGGTGCTGGCGCGGGATCGGCACGGTGCGCTGAAGCTTGTGGCTGAACATCGTGTCGACCTGGTTGAGCGCGACACCGCGAATCCACTTCCAGTCGATCGCGTGCGAAAACGCCCACTCGAAGAACCGGTGGTGCGATTCGACAGCCTGGTCGTCGCCGCACACCGCACAGACGTAGCCGCCGGCCGCCTTCATCGCGCGCTTGCTGGCGCGGAACGTCGACGATTCGGTGCGCGGCTCGTGATCGGGGTAGAAGACGTCCTCGGCGAGCGTGCGCCGCGTTTCGTGAGATTCCTCAACATCCATAAAACCTCCGGGCAATAAAAAAGCCCCCGGGGATGCCGGGGGCCACGTAACAACGTCAGAACCAATCAGTGATGTGCGGAGCCGCGGTGCTCGCGATTGGTATATCCGGATGCTCGCTGCATCCTGCCGTGATCGCGCGGCACAAGCTCTCCAAGTCTCGTGAGCCCACGCATCGTAATGCGCACCTGCTCGTTGACGCGCTCGTCGCCAGTCACCCGATCGGTGTAGGGCGTGCTCTTGTGAACCAGATAGCCAGCCTGCTGCTTGTCGTGATACGCGAGCCAACCAGACTTACCAGCGCGATGGTAGATCCAACCATTCGCACTCAGCCACGCCGTCAGCTTGCTCGGCTGCATCTGGAGAGTGCTTGCGGCATCGCGGATGCACATCGAGCCTTCGGCGTCGGCAATTCGTTCGAATGTCTCCACCTTCGGTGCCGCAATCGCGAGCGCCTCTTCGGCCCTCGCCTTCTGATCGGCCAAATCGGCCGCGAGACGAAGAGCTTCGGGCAGTGTCTTTGGCAACGCAGCTGCGCCGCTTTCCAGTTCCTGCCACCGATCCACGAGCCGGGCCGTGAACTGCGGCGAAAGCTGTGCGACGACGACGATGCTGTCGCGCTTGCCCCGTTCGCCGGTAAAGACGTAGACCTGCGTGATGCGCGGACGCCCCATCGCATCCTGGACCGGTTCATCCTCAGTTTGAGGACGGACGATAACCCCTCGATCTGCAAGAGATTCAATGGTTCGCTTCACGTTGTCGTGGCGCTTCTCGACCAGATCGGCAATTTCGTGGCTGGTCATTCGGAGTGCGGCATCCGAGCCGCCGAAGATCAGAGCACCCATCAGTGCACCTCCCGGCTGACCGAAAGAACGTCCGCGCAGCCCGCATCGAGCAGATCTTCTGTGTTCTCCGCCACGAACTGACCCAGCGCCGCGAGGTCAACGGCAACCTTCGAGGACTCGCCGGCCGTCGCCTTGATGGCGACGAAGAGCGCGTGCATGTAACGAAGATGGTTGTCCATCATGCTCGACAGGTCGACGACCCGCCGCTCGAGCGGCCGAGATTTCTGAACCTTGTCATTGCTAGGTGTCGTGCTATTATCTTTCATGCTTATCCCCTGGTAGGGTGGATTGGCAAACACTAGGTCTAAACCCCTGGTTACTAAGGCCCTGAACGTAATCCGCCAAGATCACGCGTTCGGGGCCTTTCCTTTTTCTGCTTCCAGACTTGCTGCCAGCCGAGCGTTTATCTCCGCGTTCATGCTCCGACGGTTCCGTGCCGCAATGACTTTCAGTTCGTCCCTCATTCCCGCTTTGTCGAACCGCACCATAAAGCTGTCGGCGGTTCGACTCGGATACAAATTTCGGTTCATACTCACCTCACTCATGTCACCGTGACATGCGAACAATCATATGTCACGGTGACGCATCGAGCAAGCAATATTTAAGTCACCGTGACATCATTCCAAAAGAGTCACCGTGACGGTACCCTTTGCCCCATGAAAAAGCCCCAATCGCCCCCGGATCTCGCCCCTTCAACCGGACCTGTCGGTCGCGAGTCGGACAAGTTCATGCTTCGCTTCCCAGATGGCATGCGCGACCGTATCGCTGAGTCGGCCAAGAAAAATGGCCGCTCAATGAACGCGGAAATCGTGTCACGCCTTGATGTGTCTCTGAACTCAAGCGCCGACATCGTGTCGCAAAAGCTTCTGCGCGAAATTCGGCTCTATGAGGAGAAGCACGGCATCAACTTCGGAGAAGCCATTGAGCGACTGCTCTATGCCGGATTGCAGCCTGATGCGCCTAGTGTCGTTGTGCTTCACGTCGATTCCGCTTTAGAAATCAGCAAGCTTGCGTCCTTCCTCGATCTGATCGTGAAAAAGACGCCGAAGGGCAGCGTTGTCGCCGTTGAGCCGCCAGAAGGCGGGGCTCGACAACCATAGTAATCAAAGCCCCTTTTCACATAGGGCGCGCTCTTCAGCGCGCCGTTTCACGAGACCCGGCAGCACGCGGCCGCCGGCCGTCACCCACTGCGGGCGGCCGTTGTCCGCCTCGTTCAGCGCGCGGCACGCGCCCTTCCAGTCGCCGGCGTTGAACCGCTTCGCGGTCGTGCTGCCGCAGTACGCGCCCGCGCCGACGTTGTAGGCGAAGCTCACCGCGGCCGCGAGCTGGTACGTGTGCCCCTTCAGGACCGGCGTGCACTTGAGCACCGGCTCGGCGTGCTCGATCAGCCGTTGCTCGAGGCGCGCGCGGCACTCGTCGGGCGTGAAGCGCTGACCGGCCCGCACGTCCTTCGTGTCGCCGTTGCAGGCCGTGATGATCCCGATCGGGTCCGGCCGCGCGACCAGCTCGAGCCCCTCGAACTTCGGGACCATGGAAAAAAGAAGGGCTGCCGCAGCAGCCCCCACAACACCCGCCAGTGTCTTCTTCGGTACGTTAGCCATCGAGCAATGCCCTCTTCCCCTTGTTTTTGACCAGGTAGTACGCCTGCAGCCCGATGTACGCGATCGTCGCGACGGCTACCCACCAGTTGATGTCGTGGCCGGTAAGCCACGGCCAGAAGCTGCCCCCAACTGCCGGCGCGACCTTCACTGCGCTGGCTACGAGATCGTTCTTCATCGATTCCCCGGTAAACGAAAAAACCGCCACGAAGGCGGTTCATTAAAAAGTCAGGATACTGGTGTGGGCGAGCGCTCTGGCCGCCTCGTATCCATATCAGTTTTGTAGGACTTCTTGAAACTCTGAAATGGAAGCTCGACTGCATAGTATGCCAAACTCGCAACGCCGAGCAGAATCGGGACTTCGATCACTGTGCATGTAAGAAGCGCATCCAATTTTGGTGCGCCCGTTATGTTGATAAAACGGTGATGCAGTATCTCGGCAATAGAGAACTCTACAATTCTGTGAACGATGTATATAGAAAAGCTTATCGTACCAATGTAGAACAATCCTCGTTCAATAATATCGGGAATTTTTACCGGCAGATTCAGGAATGACAGCACAATCATCGCGAAGCACGCTGCTTGTACCGTTGGCCAGACGATCGACAACCAATTGGTCATCGGCCTTTTCTCCCACGGGAACATCGACCCATAGGTCAAATGGAACCACTGTGTCACAACCGCGAGAAGCACAATTGAGAAAATAAACAATGTCCATGTGCCGAAGTGCCGCGATTTACCGTTGACGTAAGCTTTACCGGCTAACATCCCGAGAAGAAATTGATCAACTCGTCCACCGATCGACCAGTACCCCAACATGTTGACGTCGTATCCGTTGAGCCACAGCATAGCGCGCAGCAGTACGATGAATGCGAGCACCATCAAAAGCTGGCGTGACCCATGACGCGCCAAAATAAGAGTGAGAAAGGGGAAGATCAGATAGAACTGGAACTCAACCGCAATTGACCAAGTATGACCGAACAGCAGACCAGCCGATGCCGTGGGAACCATGAACAGCAACTGCGTAACGAAGCTGAAGTAATTTCCCTTATAGATTAACGTTCCCAACAATAGGGCCATCACATATAAGGGATAAATTCGCCATGCACGAGCTTGCAAAAACGTCCAATACTTGATCCGCTGGCCGCGCACAATGTACTCGAAGATGAAGCCTGATACGACACAAAACAGCGAGACACCGAGACCACCGCCTTCTGCAATGATACTGGCGCCGAGCGGCCATGGAGACGTCGTATTCGATGGGAGATAGGAATCGAGGAAATGTCGGTAAACCACCAACATTGCCCCGATTCCACGCAATATGTCAAGTCTCACCAAATGGCCTTTTGTATCCATTACGACGCCTCGCACGGCAATGAATTTAGCGCGTGATTATAAGCGTAATTTTGTCAGACATCATTCCCACCATTCTCCGGCGGATAAAAAGCGGTGCCATCCCACGTATATCGGATTGTGGCCGGGCCGGTCGCGGTCGTGACTTCGACAGCCGTTTCACCATCCGGCGGAGACCAGAATTCTGTGTCCCCATCCCAGGCCACAATATTTGCGACCACCGAGTCCCGCACGATTGCATATACGCCCATATCGTTCACCATTCGAAAATTACCGCCCCGCTGTAACCTGCGCCGCCCGACTTGGCAGTGTTCGATGCGCTCAGATCGTAGGCCCCACCACCACCGGCGCCCGGCGCGCTACCGCCTGAACCGGCGCCAGATCCAGCACGGCCGCCACCACCGAAAATCCCGTCCCCGCCCTTTCCGCCGAATACGAACGCACTGACGTTTTGACCGTCGGTACCGGAGCTTCCCTGAATATTGATCTGACCGCCAGTCGCTGTTCCGCCGGAACCGCCGGGAGACGAGCTGTTTGCGAGTGTTGAGGGATTACCGCCGTTTGCGGTCAACCCAAGCAGCGGGATTGAGCTCGTGCCGCCAAACGAGGAACCGTTCGATACTGCCGGTCCCCCGGCGCCGATCGTATAGGGAATGTTTTGCCCGGGAGTCACCGCAAACCACCCGATGGCGATCCCTCCGGCGCCGCCACCGCCACCCGCCGCATTCGTATAGGTGCTCGCACTAAAGCAACCGCCGCCAGACGCGCCGCCGCCGACCAAAGTGACCTTCAGGCGAGTGATGTTGACAGGTACCGTGAACGTCCCAGAGCTAGTGAACATCACCATGCTCCTAGCGGCTACGTCAGTAAATGCCGGCGCCGACAGCTTCAAGTTCGCGAGCAACGTGGCAGTCGTGCCGTCGTCGATGGCGTTCTGCCCGGTTCGATCGACGATGAACTGCGCGAGCACGGCGGCCATGATCGAACTCTGGCGCCACACCTTGTTCAGTTGCTGCGACTGTGCGGTACCGCTCACGAACCCGGTCAGAAGCGCCGCCAATGCTTCGTAATCGGCCTGCGTCATGACGTTGGCGCCGGCGGCCGCCGCAAACGGCTTGAAATTGTTGGTTGCCATCAATGCTCCGAGCAATAAAAAAGCCGCCCGAAGGCGGCCCTTGGAGAGGAATGTGCTGGGCGGCTCAGACCGGCCTGCCCCACGCTCCGGCGTCAAAGCCGGAGACGAACTGATTGCTCATGTCGAACCCGAACATCGGGGATCCGTCAACCGTCGTGACGATCGTGTAGTTGACGCGGACGCCCTCGGGCTTCAGCGGGATGTAGCCGCCGGCGAGCAGCGCGAGGAATACGGCCGACGGCACCTTGCCGGCGATCCCGATCGTCATCGACATGTCCTGGTGGTCTTCGATGAAGACGTGCGTGTCCGAGCCGAAGATGCTGTTCAAGATCGCGGCGCTCGACGCGAGCGTTCCGTCCCAGTGATTTGCGCCGATCTTCGCGCGGATCACCAGACGGTATGTGTCGTCGTCGAGGACGGTCAGTCCCGTGTCCGGGTCGAACGGCCCCTTCCAGATGCCTTGATCGAAGCCGAGCCCGGCCACGTCGAAGGAGAAGTAGATCCCGGTCAGTGGCGTCCGAATCTTCCGCGACACGCCAACCCAGAGGCCGACGTCGTCCAGTTGCACGCCAACCGCGTTATCGAGGTCGAACTTGCCGGGCATGCTCTGCAGCACGCTCATTTGTTCGACGAGCGGCTGCACGAGCGCGCTGACGGTAGCCATGAACCGCGGCTTGTCGCGGTGTTCGGACGTGATCAGCGCGGTGTAGTCGGAAAGAGAGGCGGCCATCAGTTCACCACCAGAATCACGTTCGCGGGCGTGCACGACGCCGCCTCGTTGAACAGCAACGCGACGTCGGGCGCGCCGGCGCCGCGCGGCCCGGTCAGCGTCAGTCCGGACAGCTTGAACGTGATGCCGCCGCCGACGCTGTTCGCCGCGCTCAGGGCGTCACCCCATTCCACGCTGCCGGACAGGCCCCCGCCAATCTGCACGCCGTTGATGTAGTCCGACACGGCCTGCTGGATCTGCTGGCCCGTCTGGCTGGTGTAGCCGGCGAGCGCCTTGATAGTCACGGTGGCCGCAGTCGGCGCCGCCGCCGGCCGGAAAAATCTGATCGTGATCGGACGGCCGTAGATGTCGCTGACGATGACCGCCGTCGTCCCGTACGTGCCCGAGCCGGGCGTCTTCTTTGCCGCGATCGCATTCGCTATCGCCGTAGCGTCGCCGCCCTCGATGACGAGCGAGATCGAGTGCGACGGGATTCCGTTCGCGTCGGTCGCGCTGGTGTCGTTCTCATACGCCACGTACCGCGTGACTCCGGGGACATTCGCCACCGCGCCGATGATGCCGTCGAGCACCGTGAGCGACGGCAGCGCGGTCGATACCGTCTGGCGCTGGCGCAGGGTTGCGTCCATTTCGACCGGCGCGCCCTCGGCGGCGTCCGCCGGGTTCGTCACCGTCTGCCAACCAAGCGCTGGCGTCGCAATCTGATTGATTGTGCCGGCGCGTGCTGACACGTCGCCGATCATCGCGCACGTCGCCGTGACAGTGATCGTGCCGCTCGGCGGAATCGTCACCGTCGCCGGCAGCATCCACTGCACGCCGTTCGCGTCCTTCGCTGCGCCATTCGTGATCGTCGCGCCAGCCTGCCCGACGAGAACCAGATCCGCGCTCGAGTACGAGGCGATCTTGCGCGCGATGCCGTTGATCTTGACGTTGCTCGACAGCGCGTCGTCCTGCGCCGTCGCCGGGCTGAACGACCGGTAGATCGCAATCGCGATGGCGTTCACATCGCTGATCGCCTTCGCGAACACGCCGAGCAATTGGCCGTCCTGGCTGTCTGGTTCGAGATACGTGTCAGCGCCATAGATCGAACGGTACTGGTCCTGCAGGAACGCAAAGACGTCCGCGTACGTCGGTGCGGTGATGCCGCTTGCGTCGATGGTGGGTGCGAGAGTCGTGAGGGTCACAATGTCGCCTGTACCGTGGTGGTGCCGTAGATGGTGTTGATCGTCGCGGTGACGGTCAGCACGCGCGTCTCGGAATCAGCTGTGCTCGAGTAGCTGACGAGTTCGGTCACGCCCCGCGTGCCGAGAATGCACGTCCGGATCGCCGCGTCATACTTGCCGCTCGTGTACTTGCCGAACACGTCGGTGTCCCACGGCATGCCGGCCGTCGTGTCGAGGAACCATTCGCCCCGAAACAGGCGCAAGCGGGTCAGCACCGCCTGCGCGACCGTCTCGGGCGTGTTCACGAGGAAGTCGGCCGCGCCCCCGCCGAAGACGTAATCGCCGTCAGCGTCGAGTTTTCGGTATCGCATGAGAATCTCAGTTGACCGGGCCGGTGTTGCCGCCCTGCGGATCGGAGTGCGTGTGCGTATCGTCGACGCGCTTGCCGTTCGCCGTGATCTGGCCGATCACGTTCAGGATGCCGTTGAATACCGCCGCGGCGCCGCTCGCCGCGCTACCGACCATGCCGCCGACGAACGTCAGCAGGCCCGTGATCGTCACGGCCGCCGAGAATGTCGACAGCGGCGCGACGACGTCGAAGCCGCCCGGCGCGACGATCTTGACCTTCTGCAGCGTCGGATTCAGGTCGATGTACGTCGCGCCGTCGTCGCTGCGCAGCTGCGTCGAGGTGCCACTCACGCCGACGAGCGCGCGCGGCCGCGATCGAAAGCCGAGCAGCGCGAACCCGTCCGACAGGTCGTGCATGCGAAGCTCGGCCTGCTCCTGTACGCCGCCCGACTGCCACCAAGCGTCGATGCAACGCGACGCGAACACGACGAGGCACTCATCGCCCTGCTTGACCGGGAACGTCAACGTACAATTTCCGCCGGCGGGGAACTGGACCGGGCAGTCGACCAGCAGCGGCAGCGCCACGCTCTGGATCGTGCCGTCGATGCCGCGCACCTGCATCTTGATCGCTGGCTGCACGCTGCACGTCGGCGGCCGGTCGGCGGCGCTCTCGAACGACTGGATGATGCCGGGCAATGCCGTCCAGACGCCCGCGCGCACTCCGTCGAATGCTTCACGCAGAGCGACCTCCGGGTCGCCTACCCTTTCACGTCTATCCATGGACTTTGATATGAAACTGTTTGTTGCAGCCGCGCTGGCAATAACTGCCTGCTACGTTCACGCCACTGACGTTGAGGATTTGATCGCGAAGAATCGAGCGTTCTCAGCCGAACAGAATGAGGTACCGAAATGGAAAATCGCTCAGGAGCAGGAAGACGCAGCTATCCGCACGAGGTCATTTGACCGCTCGACCATTGGACAGGCGGCCTACGTTTTCGCGAAAACAGTCGATGACACGATCCCTCGCTCGGCAATGAGTTCGATCCTCTACAGGAATATGCCGTGTCGCCTGCCTATCACCGATGCGCCCAACATGCGGGCGGCCGAATCGTTATATGGCCGAGCTCTCGTCGCCGCGTGCTGGGGAAAAGTGCTCAGCCCCGTCAACGATTCCGTTCTAATCGTCACGAAGTTCGGAAACAGTCGGCAAGATTCACTGACCAACTACGCAGAGGTGAAAATACTCGACGATGGTTCAGGAAAGTTCGTGAAACGCACGATCACTCCGGACGAATTCGGGAAGAGCATCTCGCAATATCAGAAGGAACTACGTTAGCCGAACCGCTTGATCACGTCGGCGGAGGGCACAGCCGCCTTGTCCCTGAACGAATCGGGCAGAACCGTGACGTCGGCCGCCAGGCAGGTGACGCTCGTGTACCACTCTTCGCCGCGCGTGTCGCCGCTTACCTCTGCGAGCATCACGTAGTAGAAGCCGTCGTCCTGCAGCTTCGCCTGCATCTCGATCCGCTCGTTCTCGGCCTGCTGGCCAACGTTAAGGCTGTACTCGTACTGCTGGATGCTCGCGTTGTCCAGACAGAGCAGCCGGCCGATCTTCACGCTGGGGTTCAGCAGCATCTTTACCTCGATGCCGTTCGCCGTCTGCTGTGGCAGGCCGATCATGCCGGTCGCGGAAGTGATCACCGGGATCTCGCCTGGGATGTACGCTGTCTCAGGCACCATTACCACTTTGCCGTCCTGGATGCTCCAGACGGTCTGCGTGGTGCGTGCGGTCCAGCGCATGAAATCGCGCGCCATGCCGAACATCACCTTGCCACGGGGCAGCGGATTCGACGGCAGTTCAGGCAGATAGCCCTGTTGCACGCCGTACGGGCTCATCGCCGTGCAGACGGCCGCTACGTGGTCAGCCGGCGTTGAGCCGGCCGAGAGCGTAGTGTTGACCACGGCGAAGTTGTACGCTGAGTCGCCGTCCGCCGCGGTGATGTCGAGGAACGTGTCGGTCTGGCTCTCGCGCCCGCGGCGCACCTGCTTGATCTGACCGTCGAAGATGATCCCGTAATTTCCCTCGTAGCCGGCCTGCAGCACGACGCGCGTGAACTCCTTCTGCGCGCGCCGCGCCGTCGTCGCGGAGACGTTGTACACGCGGATCCGCGCCGCGTTCGGCGTCTGCAGGTCGCCCCGCTGCACGCGGAACACGATCCGCAGCTCGGACAGGTCGAGCGCCTCGCCGCTGTCGAAGCCGATGATCAGCGATACCTTGCGGCCGAACTGCTGAACGCTCATTGGTCCGTCACCCAGAAAACGTGCGATCCGATACCGAGATCCTCGTACGTCGGAACGTCGTCAGGATCGTCAGCTCCCTGGACCCAGAGGCGCCCGTGGAAGCCCAAGTGCTTGTACTGCCCGAGCAGGTCGACGCCGGTAACCAGCGGGATGCCGGATACCAGCGGGTTGTCCGAGGCGTCCGCGACGTCGATCACCCACCCGGCCCCGCCGGCCTTGCGGTACTGCACCGTCAGACGGTAGTCGATCCCGCTCAACGTCACGGTGAAGCGCTCGGGGCGCGGCGAGAACGGAATCTCGAAGAAACTCGGCATCACATACTCCCTGGCGCCACTGCGCCGCCCGGTGCTGGCGTCGCCGGCACCGCGGCCTTCGTACCGCCGTTGCCAGTCTCCGCCGTCGATGCCGGGTCGGCCTGATTCTCGCGCGGCGGCAGCTTCGTCACCTGGGTCTGCACGATCCGGATCTGCTTGAGCGTCGCCGTCAGGATCAGCGCGCTCGACGTCTTCGCGTCGGTCGTGAGCCGCAGCCCCTGCAGAAGCATGTTCTGGTAGAAGCGGCGGCTCGTCGTCACGTCGAACGGCGTGCGCGCCTCCTGCAGCGCGAGCAGCTGCGAGTAGATCGCGTTCACGTACTGCGCCGATGGCAAGCCGCCGCCTTCGAACGTCGCCTCCGCGGCGCCGAGCAGCGCCTCGTAGTCGGCGTTGCTCCAGCCGCAGCGCATCGAGAGATCCGGCTGACGCTTGAACGCGTGATCGGTGATCTGCGCCCCCTGCTCGACCGGATGCTCCGTGATGGTCAGCTCGTCGTTGTAGACCTCTTCGATCGCGACCTGCACCGTGATGCTGCCGATCTTCTTCGGCGAGATCATGATCATGTCGAGGATCACGCGATCACCCCCTGTAGATTGCGAACCATGTCGGAGTTCACCGCACGCTGCTCGCGCTCGACTGCGCGACCGGCCGCGTTCGGATCGCCGGCCCCGCTCACGTGGATCTGCGTGGACTGGTGCAGCTCGACCTTCGCCGGGCCGCCGCGCGCCGCCGACTGCGCGGTCAGCGCGGCCGCTGGCTGGTACGTCGCGCGCGTGTTGCGCAGCGCCGCCTCCATCTCGGCGGCCGTGATGCTCGCGCGGTTGTTGCCCTTGCCGGCGTAGTAGCTGCGGCCAGTGTCCGGGTCCGCGACGCTCGCCCATTCGCGCGACGCCGCGCGCAACGCACCGCGCAGATCGTCGCTACGCCCCTCGACGTAGTCAGCGATCGCGCGGCGCTTGTTCCGTACGAGGTACTCATCGAAGATCCGGTCTTGCAGCTTCCGGTCGAACATCTCCGACCCGCTCAATTTCAACCCGCGCGCGGCCTCGGTCAGGGTGCTACCGATGATCTGGTAACGGCCGGCAGCGTTGAACTGCCCGGCACGCTGCGCGGCCATGACCTGCGCGAGCGTCATTCCTTCGAGATTCTCGGTGCCGGCGCGGTATCCGCCGCGCGCGCCGCGGTTGACGCTGTTGTAGTCGCCCTCGCCGCGCGCGATAAGCTGCCCGAATGCCGTGTCAGCGAGGCGCGACATCGCGCCGGCCAGGCCGTCCGGAGCGGCAGGCGCGGCAGCCGCCGGTACGAGGCCGGCGCCGCGCGGCGCCGCCAACTTCGCGCCGCCGCCGCTGTCCTTGCGCACACTGTCGAGTTCGGCCTGCGTGTAACCGCCGGTCGCATCGAGGCCGCGCCGATCCTTTCCGGTCAGCACATCCCAGATCGAGCGAAACTTGCCGCCGGACGCCTTCGAAATCCAGCCATCGACCGAGTCGCGCAGCGCGTCGCCGATCTTCCAACCGGCGAACGCGGCGCCGGCGATCGCAGACAGCCGTCCCAACAGCGTGATCAATCCGCCCACATTTCCGATCAAGCCGGAGATGACGGAAGCCGTACCGGTACCCGCCGCGCCCATCGCACGAAGTGCAGCCGCGGCTTTCCAGATGCCTCGCGCAATCCGGAATACCCCGAGCGCCTTCAGCGCCACGCCGAGGAACAGGATCTTCGTCGACCAGCCGTTCGTCGAGTGGTCGAGTTCGATGAACAAGTCGACCAGCTTCGCGAGAGGCGGCCCGACAGCTTCGGCCACTTTCAGGATTGCGCTCGCAATGTCCGCGATTCGGTTCGCGACTTCATCGCCGTGCTCGTCCATCCAGTGCTGGAACCGATCGAGGCTCGGGCCGACCTTCCCCAACATCGCGCCCTCGACGCGGATGCCAAGGTTCTCGAACGTCGTGCCGAGCCCACGCAGCTGCGTCATGAACTTGTGCGAATCGTCGGCGGCCTTGTCGAGGCCCGTCGTCCGCGACATCTCGCGGTACTGCTGCAGCAGACGTTCGAAGTCCCCGTTGCGCATCGCGAGCATCAGGTTCTCATCGATGCCGAGGATGTTGCCGTACTGGCTGGCGAGCCACGTCGGCTTGCTCGCCAGCGCCTTGCCGAGGTCCGACATGATGTCGACCGTGTCGCGCAGCTCGCCATTCGCATTGCGTGTCTGCACGCCCAGCGTTGCGAGGTAACCCTCGCCGGCCGGGTTGTTGCGCAGGAACCGCGCGAGGTTCTCGATCGTGCCGGTGGCCGCCTCCGCCGAGACGCCCATGTTGCGCGCGGCGAACTCGAAGCCGCGCAGGTTGGTAGCCGATGCGCCGGTCCGCTGCGACACGAAGTACAGGCGCTCGAGCTTCGACGCGAATGCCGCGACGCCGGCGCTCACGGTGAGCGCGGCGCCGGACACCGTTGCGATCAGCTGCTTGACGCCCTTCGTCGTCCCTTCGACGCCTTCCTTGAAGTTCTTCAGGCCCTTTTCGTCGACCTTGAAGCCGAGCGCGACCAGGAACTCGCGGATGACGACCGAATCAGCCATTTTCTCTTTCCATCTTGCGGCGGAACGCCGCTTCGTTGTCTGCTTGCACGGCGATCGCGTCGTTCATCAACGCGACATCGTGAAGCCCGAGCGTTCCGTCCAGCAGCGACTCATACTTGCACCAGCCGCGCGTTACTGGCTGTAGCACCCAGTCCTCGCCGCCAGGCAGCGTGCGGATCCAGCCTAAGTCGCCGCCGGGCTGCTCGCTTGGCTGGTAAGCAGCCCGCTGATAAAAGGGCCGAGGTTCGCCACCACGACGCGCACGACGAGCGGCAGCATCACATCGATGCCGATGTCGTCGAACATCGGCGTCTTGTGCGCGAGGTTCCAGACCTTCGCCCAGCCGGCGCCCTGCCAGCGTTCGACAACGGACAGGCACGTGCCGAAGACGTATTCAGCGTCCTCGTCTTTCAGGCCGGCCAGCGCATCGGCGAACGGTTGCAGCACCGGTGCGATCGCGTCGACCATCGACAGCAGCTCGCGCGAGCGGTCGGCAGCGAGTGCCGGCGCTTCCGCTGCCAGCGTTTCCGTGTCGCCAGCTACTTCGGTGTCGCCTGCGCCGTCTGCCAGCACCGCGAGCGCGGCGTTCGCGCGCGCCTGCTCGCGCGCAACGTCGGACTGCTCGAGTTCGGTGTAGAACTTCATCAGTACGGGGATCATCGGCGGGATGATCGGCGCGATGCGACGCGACACGTGGAACTGCTGCATCGCGCTCAGCTTGCCGATCGCGTACCGCACGCCGTTGAGTTGAATTTCAGTCGCCATGTTCAGTACGTCCCGAGGATGCCGTCGATCTTGATCGAGTCGAAGATCCATTCGAGGATGTCACCGTCCTTCGCGTACTTGATGTCCGGCACCTTCTTGAACGCGCAGCTGCGCGCGGTATGGAGATCGCCGGCCGCAGACTGCCCGACCTCGATCAGGTTCTTTCCCCACAAGCGGCTGTCGAGCTGCTGCGCGTCGTACAGAGCCATCAGCTTCGCGTTGATCGGCGCCGTCTTGAGGTACCGGAGCGTGATCTGACCGGATTTATCGGCGTGCAGGCTGTGCATGCCCTCGCCGTCCGAGCCGATCGTCATCGTGTTCTTGTCGCCCGCGCGCACGATCGTGATGCCCTCTTCCGCGGTCGCTTCGCCGTATCCGAGCGAGAATGCGCCACCCGGGCCGACGATCGTCGCCGTGACGTCCTGAAAGCTGTAAGTCGCCATGTTGAGATGCCTCTTTTATCGGTTGACGTTGACGAGGATGTCGGCGCCGTGGATCGCGCCGGCTTCCTTCGCTGCGACCTGGAACGTGACGGACTTACGCGCCTCGCGATCCGCCTGCGACTGCGTCGCGATGGGAGGCGCATAGACGTAGTAGCCCTTCGCGAGCGTGTCGCCCTGATCCAGCGCGCCGAAGCCGGCCGAATTCCAGACACCGGGCGCGAGATAGCCGTTGTTCACTGCTGCTTCGCTCGCAGCCGAGATCGTCGCCGCGATCAGCGCGTTGCCGCCGTCGGTCTGCGGGATCTTCGTCGGGCTCTGATACAGCACGTTGTAGACGTCCGTCTCGATGCGGTTGCGGAACCAGATCGCGTTGTAGACCGAATCCACGAACAGGCCGCTCGGCGTCACGCCGTACTGGATGATCGACGTGTCGTTGCTGTAGTTCACGAAGACGTTGCAGTTCTTCGCCTGCAGCGCGTTCGCCTGCGTGCTGGTCAGCTGCTCGGCTGCGACGCTCGGCTCCTGCTTGAACATCAGCGTGATTGTCGTGTTGTTGCCGTTGAAGTTGACCGTTAGCAGCCGGCCCAGCAGGGACGACACTGCGTACGGCGTCGAGCTCGAGTACTGCACGAGGCTGTACTTCAGGTTCAGCGCCTTCAGCTTGCTCGCGATGTCGGTCGATACCGTCGAGTCGAGCGCCTGCGGGTTCTGCGTCGTGATGCCGTAGAGGTGCCGCTGGTCAGCCTCGATGAGGTTCGCGACGGCGATGTGCTGCGCATCCGTGATCGACGCATCGGCGAAGTCGAGGCCGAGGAACTGATTGGCGAATCGGTCGAGGAACACCGCGGCGGCATCGACCGGTTGCTCGGGCGCGATGCCGGCCGCCGGCGTGCCGGCGAGACTGCTGGTCAGGCCGAGCATGGACGAAACGTCCGTGCCGCTGCCGGGCGCTGTCGCATATCCGACCGTCGAGCTGGTGCCCGAAGTACTCGACGTCACCACGAACTGCGAGCCATTCCACGCGACCGTCGCGCCGGTCAACTTCGCGTTGATCACCGTCGCGATGCCGTTCAGGTTCGTCTGCGCGGAAAAATCGAGTGCCGTGACCGTCTTCGCGGTGCCGTCGATCGTGATGCCGAATGCACCCGCCGTAACGGCGTTCCAGACGGTCATGTCCTGCTGCGCGGTCGACAACACACCACCACGCAGCGATCCGGACGTCGCCGTCTTCGCCCACCGGCCGATCAATAGTTCCTTCGGCTTCGGCACCTGGTTGAAGTACAGCGCAGCAGCGTAGTACTCGGGCGTGCTCGTGCCGAAGTCGGCCGTCACATCGGTAATGCCGCCGTACGAGCGCGCTCGCTCGTTGGTGTCGATGATGGCCGACGGGCCGAGAATCAGCCCAGTGTTCAAATTCGCGCCCCGCGCCGCCAGCGCGGCGAGGTTGATCGTCACGTTGATCAGACGCGATACCGGCAATCCGTTGGACATGCTGGTCCCCTACGAGTGGATGTTCGAAACGCCGGCCACTGGCATCGACGAGTCAGTCGTCGTCGCCACGGTGGCCGATTTGAGGTTGAGGACCGCGTAGGTCCGGGTGATCTTTCTGCGCAGCGTCACGGTCATGTCGTAGCGCCGCACCCATTGCTGGTTGACCAGATCGGGGACCGGCCGAATTGCGCCGACGCCGACGAACGCCATGTCGAGCAGCTGGAGCTGCTCGCGGTTCTGCGGGATCGCGAGCCCGTCGGCGAGCCGCTGCGCGTATCCCTTCGCGCGCGGCCCATAGAACGTGCACATGACGTCGATGTCCTGGTGCCGGATGTAGGTGTCATGCCCGTCGCCGGTGCCGTCGTGCTGGATCGCGGGGCCCGCGTCCGGCTCCTGCTCCTGGGCGCCGAACGCGCACCAGTCGACGGACGGCTCGGGCTGCTTCGGCACCTTCTGCTGCCAGCGCGGCCGTACGAGGTCGGGCGGCAGCGCCGTGACGCCCGCGATCAGGTCGTGGACCAGATCGTCGAGGGCGTCGTCCTCGGCCGGCGGCGCATCGACGGCTGGCGCCAGGTATCCGCCGGTCGAGCTGTCGTTCATGGGGTCATCCCGAAAGAGGCTTCAGGTCGCACGTCGCGCAGACGAAGCCGCGGCCGAAGTGCGAGTAGTCGTTCACGTTCACGACCGTGTAGGTGCGGCCCGCCCACACGACCTCGTCGGCGTCGTGGCCGGCGCCGCCGTCCATCAGGCGGAACATCGTGTGCAGCGTGATCGAGCCGATGATTCGGCTGCCGTCGGCGTTGCGATGCAGGATGTCGCCCTTGTCGCTCGTCACGACGGCGGCGAACGGCGTCGGCGCCGCGGTGTTCTGCGCTCGGCCGTAGCCGTCGACCGTTTGCGCCATGCGATTGCAGATCAGGCCCGTGTCCATGAAATCCGGATCGAGCAGGACATCGGTAACGTCGAGGAAGGCCATCGCGAGGACACCAACGAAAATGGGCCGCACGCGGCGGCCCTTGGATCGGGGAGACTGGAAACTATTTCTTGCGGACCACGTACGTGATCGCGTTGCGATACCGGCCGGTGTCGACCAGCGTGTTCTCCCGCGTGACCCCGCGGCGCCGGCGCGCGGCCAGCGTCGACTCAGCGAGTTCGGGAGCGATGTTGCTGTTGATCTTCGCGCGCACACCGTTTTGCCCGGCCAGACCGGCTAGCTTCAGCCTGCGCTCGACCTGTTCGAGATCGCCGTCGAGCGCCGCTTCGACGCCCTTCTGGAGCTGCGGCTCGAACTTCGGCCGCGCGTCCTGCACGCCGGGCACCAGGTGCGGGCGCGCCGGTATGTTGTTGGCCGGCGAGCCGTTTTCCATGATGTAGCCGATCTCGGCGTTGCTGAGCGGCTCGCCTTCGCTCTTCCGGCCGGCGGTGCCGTCGGGCACGCCGACGAGCACCTCCTTCTGCACGAGCCCGCTGATCGACTTCAGCACCTCGTCGAGGCGGTCGATTTTCATGCCGTCCATGGGATTCTCCCGATGGGCAGCAGCAGCGTTACAACTGAATGCCGCCCGAGCCCATCATCTGCGCGAGGCTGAGATAGCACACGCCGTACATCGTGGCGTTCCAGAAGCCGCCGTCCTTGATGGCGACGGCCGCGGTGTCGTAGCTCGCGCTCACCTTGTCGACGGCCTTCGACGACTGCGGGCCGGTCACCTGCCCGGGTACGCCGCCGACTGCGGCCGTCTTCTGGTCCTTCAGCGCGAGCGCGAGATGGTGCGCGGTGACCAGCGCGACACCCAGATCCGTCAGCTCGCGCCACCGATCAGCGTTGACGAGCGAGACCGCGACCGTCATCCAGAACTGGACGAGGGAGTCGGGGTACGTCGTCGTGTCATCGAACTCGGGGAACGACTGTCGGAACTGGGCGATATCCACGTGTCACCTTGCCAAAATGCGGATGCCGGCGCGCGCCTGCGCTGCGCGGCGCCGGGAGGCCATTATGCCTTCTTCCCGCCGCCGGACTTCTGGGTCGCGCCGTCGGCCGCGCCATCCTTCGCGGCCGCCGCGGCGTCCTTCTGGGCTGCCTCGAACGCGGCGACCCGCGCGGCGAGATCCTTCACGCCCGCCGCTACTGCAGCCTCATGCGCATCGATCGCCGCCGTGCGTTCGTCCAGACCTTTGCTGAACGTGTCGAGCTCGATACGCAGCTTGTCGAGGCGGTCCGACTCGGTCTGGAGATCTGCCTTCGCCGCGGCCAGCGCAGCAGCCTGATCCGTCGCGCCGGCTTGCGAGTCACCGGCGTCGCCGGATTTCTCCGGCAGCGGGGCGGAGTGCGCCTTCGCGTACCAGTGCTCGGCGATGAAGTCCTCGACTTCCTGCACGCCGGCCTCGACGCGCCGGATGACTTCCTCGCCCTCGTGGGCCAGCCGGATCGTGAACGCCGTGAGAACGTTGATCTTCGCCATGTCAGATTCCGTCCCGGTAAGCGGCCGTCGTGCCGTAGCGCCATTCGACGCGGCCGATACGCGACCAGTAGGTCGTGATCTGGAAGAGCGAGCGATACTCGAGCGGCGTGCGCTGCAGGTCCGTCATCGGGAACTGGACGTACTTCTTGTCGCTGTTGTACGCGACCATCCGGTCGACGGTATTGAGCTGGCCCTGCGTGCCGCCGGCACCGGCGCCGATTAGCCACTTCAACTCGAGGATCTCGAGCGGCGTGCCCTGCTGCGTGCAGATGTTGTTCTCGAGCAGGTACGTCAGGACCGACTTGCTGCCGGCCGTGCTGATCAGGCGCGACGCGACACCGCCGAGCGTCGCCGGCGGCAGCATCAGGCGGTTCGGCTTCACCTTCCAGCCGGACGCTTGCCACGCCGAGGTCAGGATCTCGTTGACGTCCTTCAGGATCTCGTCCGGCGTCTTCGTGTTCCATTGCGGCGTGCCGGCCGCGCCGTTGGCGACGTTCGAAACGCTGCCGACGGCGCCGATCGAGTTCACCAGGCCGGTGAAGCTCATCTGCGGATCGCCGTAGTAGACGATCTGGTCGAGATCCATGTTGCGCTTCATGTTCATCGCCTCGACCTTCTGCGAGTCGATGGGCATGCCGAGCGCCTGCGACTTGATCAGCTCGGGCACCGTGTACTTGACTTCGGCACCCCAGAGCAGCATCGGCTGTGCGGTCTTGCCGATGTCGACCGACGGGCCTGCCAGCGCGTTGCCCTCGTTCGAGATCCAGTTCAGACCGTTCGGGTTGATGCCACCGCTCATCCCGAACGCCGAGTTCGTGAACGACGCGACTTCGTCGGCCGCCGACACGTCGCTGCGGATGAAGATGTCGCGCGACCAGGTGTATTCGACGAGCGGCTCGTTGAGCGTCTGGTCGAGGCGTTCGAGCTGGCCGATCAGGAACGCGCCGCTCGAGTCGATCGTCTGGCGATCGTAGGTGTACTGCTGGTCCTTCGTGCGCGCGCTGATCAGTCGGCGCGTCGCATCCGCGACGGCCGCCGTCATCGGGATCGAGGCCCCGGCCCGGCGCAGGTGCTTCAGTTCGGACATGTCCATGTAATGGCTCCAGAAATGCAAAAACCCCGCATTTGCGGGGCTTCGGGTGAAGCGCTGTTCAGCGCCGGATCAGATGTTGACGGCGATTTCGACGATGCCGTACGCGTCGGCCGGACCGGTGAAATACCAGTTCGAGGGCATCGCGACCGTGTTCGTGCCGTCGGCAGCGGCTTCGAAGCCGCCAAGCGGCTTGCCGGCTGCCGCCGCAGCGATGCGCACATACACCGTGCCGCTCTTCGTGGCCGGCGCGGTGCCGCCGAGCGCGGCGTTGAAGTAGCCGCGCTTCAGGATGTCGGTCACGCCACTCGTCGGCGGCGTCGACGTCCCGAGCGGATCCGTGCCGTTGCCCTGGATCGGATACGCGCGCAGGTTCACGCCGTAGACGAGCGCCGCCGTATCGGCCGCGTTGTTGATCGGCTGGATCTTGCCGTTCACCATCTTCACGGCAACACCGAACGCCGTCGGCGGTGCCGCCGGGTCGATCAGCTGCGTCTCGATCGTGGCGACTTCGGCGCGCTGAAGGTCACCGGCAAAGCCTGCCGGCATGCGAAATTGATAAGCTTGCAACGAGGGCATGTCGGCTCCTTACTTGCGGACCTTCCAGAATTCCGCGTGGATTTGGTTGATGTCCTTCCGCTCGGTCTGAGCGGAATCGTTCGTCCGGCGCTGCGTGACGCCGGAGTTCTTGCTGCGCACGACCTCCGACGCAGCGTTGAAGAACGCCGTCACCGAATCACAGGTCATGCTCGCGACGTTCGCGCCGCCGACCACCGTCTTGACGAGTTCGGCGTTCTCGTTCGCCAGCGCGGCGCGCAGCGCACGGCGGCGCAGCACGCAGATGGCGTCGACCGTCTTCTTGCGCGCAACCTTCGCGTCGAACGTCGGCAACCGCACGCCGGGCGCGAGGATCTCGGCGCGCGAGAGCGCGTCCTGGAACTGATCGCGCAGCGCGGCGCTGTCGCCGGTACGCGCGCCGGTCTTGTCGTCGATGTCTTCGCCGGCACCGTCGTTGTCCATCGTGCCGGCGCCGTCCAGGTCGTCGTCATCGTCGTCCGCGTCGCCCGTCTGCGTGCCGCCGCCTTCGAGCTTCGTCACTCGGTCAGCGAGCGCGTCGATCTTGCCGTTGGTGGCTTGGATCGCGTCGAGCACCTGCTTGAGCGGATCGCCTTCACCACCGCCCGTGCCTTCGTCGCCCGTCGCGGAGACACCCGCCTTCGGATCGGCGCCGGTACCGGGCATGTGGATGTGAATCTGGGGTTGGCCGTCGCCACCCTCGCCGCCTTCATCGCCGGTCATCTCGTTCGCCACCTTCTCGAACGCTTCGGAATCGCGCGTCATGAACGCCTTGCGCAACGCGTCGACGAACTTGGAGCCTTTCTTGGTTGCCATGCTTGCATCTCCTGTCGGGAGTAGGTTGGAACTGCTATCCCCGATCGAACACACGGGGCCACAGCGGGCGCTTTTCACGAGGGCGACGTGGTTGCCCACGATCACCACCTGTCGCGCCCGCCCAGGCGCAATCTGTTCGTAGTCGGCGTCGTAGCCGTTGCTGACCTGCGTGAGCGCGTCGGCGCCCTTGCTCTGGACGCGCCGGATCGCCTCCGCGTCGGTGATCAGCAGGTCGGCGAGCATCAGCTCGGCCTGGTCACCCTCGCCTTGCCGCACGTTGCGGACCGTGCCGCGCGCCACCGACATGTAGTTCGCCGGCGTCACGAAGTCCGGCGGATGGTCGATCGTGATCGGCTTGCCTTCGAAGCTCGCAAGCGTCTCAGGGCTGAACAGCACGTCGGCCGTGCGTTCGGCGACGATGACGCCGTCCTTCGCCTCGATCTCCGGCAGCTCGAAATACGCGTAGTCCTGCGCGCCGACGCGCGCGATCGGCACGGCCTCGCAGAGCAGGAAGCCTTCCGGCGTGATCGACTGCCGCTCGCCGAGCTGCTCGGCTGCGTACACGCCGGACGCGGTGATGCCGTCGCGGGTGTGCGCGCGGGCGCGCGGCGCATGCGAGCCGCACGTGCACGCGTGGTCAGTGGTAAAAATGCGCATATCAGTCTTCGATGCAGGTTCGGACGCCGCGCGCGATGACGCCGCGGACTCGCTCGTAATTAGGCTCGGTGCGTGTGACCCGGCACCAGACGGCCAGGGTTCGGACGTACAGCGGCAACCACCATGCGGTGCGCACTCGCACGCGCAACGTCGTTCGATGTGTCGGCATGCTCAGTCCACCCAGTCAGGAATCTCGACCGTCCGCCCGGCCAGTTCGTGTGTGCAGTCGCCGCAGAACTGGATCCGGCCATCCGTGATGAATGAATGGCAAACGTTCTGCCGATCGCCGGGGCCGGGCCACGACACGAGAATCGACGGCGACAACGTCGGGGCATCGACGCTGCCATTCCAACTCCATCGCGCCCGGTTCGGAGAATCGCAGCCATGCGGATAGACGACGTGCAGCTCACCGCACGGACACTCGAACAGCAACGATCCGCTGCTGTCTCGTTTCATTTTCGCCATATCAGTCCGTCGGAAGCACGACTTCGGCCCAGCACCGGCAGTTGTAGATGCAGCCCGGATGCGCCCGCGCGCCGGACCGCTTGTCCGCGATCGGCGGCTTGTCCCACGTGAAGAACTTGCCTTCGAGCTCGCGGTGGTCTTCGCGCACATCGGAGTCTCCCGACGTCCGCCAGAAATAGCCGGGGCTGCCCACGTCGAGCGCGCGCGCCTCGGTGAGGGTCGCGGCCGTTCGGCTAACCTCGGTTCTCGCGATCGTGTCGGCCCGGCTCTTCGCGACCTGCCCAGACTCCTGAATCGCCTTCGAGAGCTGAGCCGCGCGCGCGCCGTCGACGATTCCTTCCAGCGTGAGCCGGTGCACGCGCTCGGCCGCGTCGAGCGGGATGGACTTGATCAGCCGCACCTGCTCGGACAGGAGCGCACGCATCGTCTCGCCGGTGGCCGCGCCGCGGATCTCTTCGCGTAGCGCGCGCGACATATCGGCGGCCTGCTTCATCCACATCTGCTCGTCGCGCCGATTCAGGTCGGCAATCATGCGCGCCGCGGTCGCCTCGGCCCACGGCGCGAGCGCCTCGGCGTACCGACGCAGCAGTTCCTCGATCGTCGGCGCATACGACGCGTCATCGGCCGGAAAACCGTTCACGAGCACGTCAACCTGATGGGCGATCTTTCGCAACTGGCTGCCGTACTGCCGCTCGGCACCGCTCAGCCGGACAGGGTTTTTGCGCCGGTCGCGCTTTCGATCGAGGGTAAGGATCATCGACGTCGGAAAAGCCTGCGAAGCAGAGAATCGTTCGTGCGCGCGGCCGCACCCGGCGCCGCGCCGAGCGGAAGCGCCGGATCAATTCCAGGCGGGTCCTCGCCCTCTTCGTCGCGCTCGGCCTGCTCGATCGCTTCGTCAGGGATGTCGCCGAACATGCCGGTGTCGGGCGACGACGCCTTCAGCTCGCGCATGCCCTGGCTGCGCGGAATCAGGTCGGCGTCGACCGCCTTCGTCACCGAGTCGACCGTCTTGTTGCCGATCTCCGCCTTCTCCGCGGCTGACATCTCCTGCAGCGGGTTGAACTCGAACGAGAAGTCCTCCGGAAGCGGCTGTCCGATCTCCGACCGACACATCACGTCGAGCAGGCCGTGCAGCGGATTGCGCATCCGACGCTCCTGCCGCGTGTGCACCTTCTCGTGATACAGCAGCCGCGACCCTTCGCCGGTGTCGCTCAAGCCGGCCGGCTGCTGGCCGAACAGGCGATCGAGCGGAATACCCGTCGCGCCGCTGAGCTGCATCGCGAACTGGAGCATGACGTCGGACAGCCCGCTGAACGTGTACTGGTGCGTCTCGAACTTGTCGGTCGCGTCGATGAGGGTGATGCCCTCGTTCGACTGCCCGAGCCGGATCATCTCGACCTGCTTCAGCAGGCCGTTGAGCGCCGGGCCGCCGGTCGCGATGATCTCGCGCAGCTTCTCGACGCTCAGCGTGCGCAGGTGTGCCTTATAGACGAGCTGCCCGGCGCCGACCGTCGCGCTGTCGAACGCGATGAGCCGGTCCCACATCGGCTCGAGGATCGACAGCCCCCAGCCGTTCTCACTGATGCGCTGATAGAACGGCAGCGCTTCGCCGTCCATTCGCAGCACGCGCGAGTGGTGAATCCGGCCTTGCGGCAATCCGATGGTCGTCGGCAGCACGTCGTAGAACTTCGGCATGCCGAGATCGGGACCGAACTCGGTCACGACTTCGCCGACCGGCGGCGCAACCATCCAGCGGTCGAGCACGAGCAGGCCCTTGAACTGACCTCGCCCGATGGTCTCGCGCCGAAGCTGCTGCGACATGTCCTGGCCGTCGATCAGCATCACCGCGATCGCGCCGCCGTACAGCTGCGCCCACTTGCCGGTGTCGCAGAGCTGGTCCCAGATCGCTTTGCGCGTGAGCGCCGTCTCCATCTTCGACACGTCCGTCGGATCGAGCCCGGACATCTCGATGCCCTTGCGGGTCATGTCCTCCGGGATCGCGTCCACCGCGGCGCGCACGATCCACGAACCGCGATAGGCCGCTTCCAGCCAGACACGGTTACGGCTCTGGTACGACAGCGTGTACTGCGCCGCCGACGCCTGGTTGTCGGCGCCCCAGCCGAGCCGCGCTTCGAAGTTGGCGAACGAGTCGACCGTGCGATGGGCATGCGTCGCCGCCGGCGCGCGCGGCGGCCGGGTCTGTTGTTTCCGTTTCGACATTCCGGGAAATCCTGTCGTGCTCAACCGGCAAGCCGCTCCCAGACCGACAGGTCCTTCGCGCCTCCCAGCATGTCGTTGATCGCGTCGACCATCGGGTCAATCTGGTCGTCGTGCATGTGCGTATCGTCAGCCGTGAACGAGTCGCACTCGGTCAAGAAGTCGCTGACCCACGGGGCATCCATCGGGACGCCGACGTTTCCGGCGTCGATATGGCTGACGACGTCCATCACGCGCGTCAGCTTGTCCTTCACGCGCTCGATGCCCTCGATCGGGATGCCGCCTTCCGCCTGAATGTCCTGAATCAGCCCGGTACCGCTGGACTTGTCCTCGACCTTCATCTGACGCAGCACCGGCGCACCCGGGTCATCTGCACCGATGGCCGCGTGCTTGTTCCAGAAGTCGATCGCGCGGCGCTTCAGCTCGGGCGCCTTCCACTTCCCGCGCACCAGGTCGATCAGGTACACGCGGTTGTCGTACCCAAGGCCCCAGCACTCGAACACGCTGTAGTCGTTCCGCTCGGCGGTCTTCTGCGCCGTGTCGGCGAAGATCTTGCGGTACTGGAGCTGCGGCAGCGCGCCGTAGCGCAGGAACTTGCCGCTCTGGATGATCCCGCCGCCCAGCGGCGACGGACGCTGCATGTACTGGCCGTTGAAGACGTACGCGTCGGCCTTCTCGGACGCGAGCAGCTCCTGCAGCGGTTCCTTGTACGGCCAGTAGCTGTACCGGCCGTCCTCGTCGCGCTCATCGCGCTCGACGCGGTCGCGGATGTGCGCGGGCAGCTTCGCGACGTACTCGTCCGTGATCAGCGCCGGGATCTCGATGAACTCCCACTCGCCCGGCAGCTTGCGCGCCTTGATGAAGCCCGTCGGGTCTTCCTCGGCGAGCCGCTGCATGATCACGATGATCGGTGTGTCCGGACTCGCCTTTCGGCTCTTCACGGTCGACTGCAGCTTGCGGTTGGCTTTGTCCCGGTTCGTCTTGCTGTACGCGTCCTCGACCTTCAGCGGGTCGTCGATGATGATCGCGCCCTGCCAGCCCTCGGCCATGTGCCCGGCCCGGAAGCCGGTGATCTGTCCGCCGAGCGAAACCGCGTACACGCCGCCGGCTTTCTTCCCGTCGACGAGCACGTTCCAGCGCTTCTTCGACTTCGCGTCGTCAGCTACCTTCAGCGGCCAGAGTGCCTGGTACTCGTCGGATGCGACGATGTCGCGCGCCGTCTCGCTGTTCAGCAGCGCGAGGTCGTCCGAGTAGCTGATGTGCAGGAACCGCGCGCGCGGGTTCAGCGCGAGGCCGCGAGCGATCAGGTTGATCGCGACCAGCTCAGTCTTCGACGAGCCCGGCGGCACGTTGATGACGACGTTCTTCAGGGTGCCGTCGATCACGCGCTGCACCGTGTCGGCGATCAGCACGTGGTGCCAGTTGACGCGGAACTTGATCGCCTGGCGATGCTTGAAGAAGTACCGGCTGAAAAACAGGTGGTCCCGCTCGCACTTCGCCTTCAGGACGGCCCGCTCGATGGCGGGGTCAATACTCGTCTTCGAGCTTGGCGACGGCGGCTGCGACCTGGCTTTCATCGACGACGACCGTCCTATTCTCGATCGGGCCGCCGTTCTCCCCAGTGTGTTCGAGACGGCGCCGGTTCGTGTAGGCGTCGCCGGATTCCTTCGCAGCCTGCTCGAGCAGCTGCGCCATCAGCGGCAGGTTGTTGCGTCGCTCCGCTTCCGCGACGGCTCGGTCGAGCGCGCGCAGGCGCACCGCACGGTGCGACACACCGATGCGGGACGTGTCGTTGAGGAATTCCTCGCGCGTGCGCTCGAAGATCTCGCGGTACTTCTTGCTGAGCGTCTCGCCGGCCCGCTTCGTCGGATCGTAGCGCTCGCACTGCTGCGGCGACACCTCGACGCCGAACTCCTCGCGCACCGACTTCGCCGCGCGCGACGGCGTATCGAAGCAGGCGAGCGCCTGCGTGACGAACACCTTGATGGGTTCGGGGAGTGCTGCCATAGCGGGAAAACGTTCGGGTTATGCGGCCCGCAGGATGCAGGTGCCGCAGGCGCGAGCGATGTCGGCGTGGCCGACTTCCGGCGCGCGACGGGCAGCGTCGACCAGCTTCGCGGTGTCGCCCGCGCCACCGGCCACGCCGTAGCGCCGGACGATGCCGACGAACTCCTCGACGTCGTGTCCGCGGATGCCGAGCTTCGGCATGCCATCCTTCGTGAAGGCCGGCGCGCCGAACTCGTCGGTGCGCTGGCCGATGTGATACAGCTCGTGCTCGACGAGCGCGCATCACTGCAGGTCGTTGCACTCGCGCGCGTAGTGCGCGTCGAGCGTGATCAGGAACGCCGGCACGCGACCGAACCATTCGAGGAATTGCTGCTCCTGCCGGGCGCGCTGCCAGCCGCCGGCGCGGATCGCCACCTCTTCGCACTGGCCGACGACGCGGCGCATCTGGCGCACGTTCTCGACAGCCGCCCAGAGGTACGCGACGTCGGCGCCGATCAGGTGCTCATGATCAGGGTTGTGCAGCGGCGTGCCATAGCGCAGGAACGTCTCGTTCACCCACTCGGCAACGCCGTCGGCCGGCACGATGTGCCGGATCCAGTTCGAGTCGTCGAATAGCAGTTCAGGCGGTGTGGGTCGATGACCAGTACTCGCCAACACGACGTCCGAACGCTTGCGAGACGCCATTCCACACTCCCGATTTTCCAACAAAACGACCCGCTAGCTTTCGCTCGGTAAGCCAACACCCTCGTGGTGGGCCTCCGAATTGCTGTCGTAGAATCGTTGGGCCGCCACGGTGACCAACTGAAAGGAAAACGAAGATGCAACCTCAAAACGACGTAATTCGAACCGCGCTTGAAGACTACAAGTTACCGACGATCCGGACTGCCCACGAAGCCGCTTTCGACACCATTGTGTCGCAAGTCAGAGACTTCGAAGCAGCATTGGCAGATAGTGAGGCTGTGGGCGGCATGCTCGCCTCCTTCGGCCAAACTGTCACCCTGCAAATCACGCACATATCGAGAGCCGGGCAGTTTTTGTGCTTCGACGGTGTGACCAACGAAGGGGACGTGGCGCGACTTGTTCAACACTACACGCAATCCTCACTGTTGCTCGTCAAACTGACGGTCCCGACAAAGCCCAATCCCATCGGATTTACAGCGCAGTAGCATCAACGAAAAAGCCCGCTGGCTTGTCGGCTCAGCGGGCTTCGGTCGCAACTCTGCAATCTGGCGAAAATCTATACCCTGTCCGCCACAATTGCAAGGGGAATTTTCGCTGTACCTCTTACGCCTCAACGGCCTCCGCGATCGTCACGTTGTTTCGCTCGAAGAGTGGCGTCAGCCGCTTCACCGCCTGCTGCTCCAGCCCGACCAGGCGCTTCCGGATGATCTGCGCGTTCCGCTCGAGCGTCCGGACTGTGATGTGCGTCTCCTCGGAAATCGCCCGGTACGACAACCCGTCCTGACGCTGGCGGGTCTGCGAGTGGCCGGCGATAAGCGCCATGATCGCTTTGCTGTCCGTCACGGTCAGCGACGGCCGAAGGTACGTCCGCATCTCGACCAGCGCGCGCTTCCACTCCGACGAAGGCGGAATGCCCGGGTCTGCTGCGCGCGTGGCGCTCGCGGGGCGCGCCGGCATACCGCAGGCGTAGCGCAGCCACACCGCATTGCGTTCCGGCTTCAGCAGGTGATCACGCACCGCCCCGACCACCATCGCGCACTGGGCCCGGATTTCGTCGCCGCTCAGCCCGTCGAAGTTGACCGTCCCCGACGAGCTGCCGTACAGGTAGTCGAGGAATTCAGCCTGCCGAACGCTCAGGCGGCCAACCGATTCGAGGATCTGGATCAACGCCAGGCGGAACTGCTGCTTCTGGCGCGGCGGCAGCGACGTCACGAGAAAGCTGACGTGCAGCGCCTGTTGCGTGTTCTCGAAGATGCCGTTCAACGCACACCCCGCGTCATCATGGCCAGAGCTTGGCGCGCGTTGAGTTCGGCCATGTAGCCCGTCAGGTTGCTCGTGAAGTCCGGCCGCACGCGCGTGTCGACGTGCGTCCCGGGCGAGCGGCTCGTGCCCGCGAGCGAGTACATCCGGCCACGGCGCTCCGAGTGGCAGTCGAGCCGCGCGAGCGCGACGTCGAGCGACAGCAGCTGGCGCACCGACGAAACCGGATGCTTCAGGCGACGGGAGAGGTCGTGCGCCGAGTACCGCACGCCGGGCTTCATGGCCGCGATGATCGCGTTGATGGTGAGTTTGCATTTTGCTTTCAAGGCCCCGCTCCTTATGCTGACTTCAGATTCAATTCGATCGCCTCGATGCGCACACCCGGTGTGCGCGCGTAGCGCTTCGACACCCAGAGGTCGACGACCTGGCCGTCGTCGACGTACACCACCCCGTTCATGCCGTCCTTCAACGCCTTGACAACGTTGTCGGCGTCGGGCTTCTTCGTCGCGCCGATGGCGCCGGCGGCCGCCTCTCCCTGGCGCTTCAGCGACCAGCTCGCCGGGATCGGCAGCCCGATGTGCACGATCAGGCGGATCGGGCCCGCGTACGGCGCGCTGCTGCGCATCGCCGCGCGGGCGGCCATCTTCACGAGGTTCTCGTACCGCTCGGTCTTCTCGGGTGTGTAGGTCGTGACGTGCGCGCCGCGGCGCGCGAACTTCGGGCGGCCCTTCGCGACCGGCGTACCGGGAACGACAAACTCGACGCGCTGCGCGATAGGCGACGCGGCGATGAGGGATTGCTGGCTCATGCGCGCACCTCGCGCCCGGGCGGCGTCGTCGTCTCGGCAGGCTTGTGTGCATCGCAGTAGTCGCGCCCCTTGTGCGTCCAATGCGCTTTCACGCGCGGGCCATGAGCCGCACATTCGCAGCAGTAGCGATGGCCGCTGGCCTGCTTCATCGCCTTCGTGATCCGCTTCATGCCGTCACCTCGTCGCTCACGTCGTCGATAACCGGCACGCCGCTGATCGGGCGCAGCCATGCATCCGGAATCCAGCCGGTCTTGACCTCGTACGGTCGGAACGTGACGACGTCCGTCGCCGGGATAGGCGTCGGTGCCTCGACGTACCAGCAGAAGCCGAGGTGCAGGTAGTCGCCGTACGGCGCCTTCACCTCGACGATGCGGTCGCGGGCTTCGCCACGCGTGATCACGGCCATGTCGCCGACTTTGCAGTTCATCGCCCTTCCCCCAGCAGTGCGCCGGCCGCGACTGGCCCGGCAGTGTTGCGAAATGCGCGGTTGTGCTCGTCCCACCACGGGCCGTCGCCGGCCGCGTCGAACACGCGCAGCTTGAAATCGAACGGCGGTTCGTCGCGGCCCTGCTCGACGCCGAGCGTGCCGCCGTGCTCGACGATGCCGGTCCACGATCGCCACCAGTCACCGACGGCGCGCGTCCCCGTGGCCGGCTTCGCGGTGCGCGCGGCAAGCAGATCGCCGAGGATCAGGTCGAGCAGGCCGAGGTTCAGCGGCTGTCCGCTGCCCTCGCGCTCCCGGCGCTTGCGCCCCGTGGCAATGGCCGCGCGGAGGTCGGCGTCCGTCACGCCTCGCCCGGGCCAGCTCGCCAACCGCGCGTCATCGGCGGCGAAGCCGACGCCCGACGAGCGAAGGATTTCGACGAAAGCGGCGGCGGCGTTCGGCGGTTCTCCCCCACCTCCCTGTGCTGTGCCGCCGCCGCTTGCTGTGTTTACATCTCCTTCTCCCTCTCTCTTGCGATCGGGGGGCGAATCGGGGGGCGATGCTGTAGGTGATCGGGGGGCGATCGGGTCGGGATCGCGATGCGAATCGGCCACGATGTCTTTCACCTGCTTTTTCCGGAGCCATTCAGATTGGGGGGCGACGCCCTTCAGCAGGCGTGCTGCCTCGACAACCTGCGCGCGCACGGCTACCGTGTCGATCTCGATGCCCCAACGTTTGGCGTTGCCGACGGAGCCCGACAGACTGCTCGTGAGCTTCGACAGCCATGCCTCCAGCACCTTCTCCGCGGCGACGGGGTGATAGAGACGGCCGTCGGCACACTTCACCCAGCCGCGCAGCGCGTGATCCTTCACGCGCTTCCAGTTCTTCGCCTGGGAAAGATGGCCGAGCATACGGTCGTCCGACGGCAGGCTTGCCGCGGGGATCTGGTGCCAGCTTTCGAGCCACAACGTGATAGCGGCCGCGCGCTCGTCGCCGGTGCCGAGGATCCACGTTTCGGACGTCAACAGGCGCTTCACCTCGATCGGCATGAACGGAAAATCGCGGAGGTTGCAGTCCGCTGGGGTGAGAGGATTCGGGAGGTCTTTCATTGGGCTTCCCACAACAATTTCTGCCCACGCAGACGCGCAGCGGTGTCGATGCGCGGTCGCGCAGGCGTATTCCAATTGCCGCCGCCACGCGCGCCGACGAGACGCCATCCGGCGCCCCGCAAACTAGCGCCGCTTTCGGCCGGCAAGGTGTATGTGATGAGTCGGACGTACCCGAGCGCGCGCGCCGCGCGCCACGCGGCGCCATAGAGCACCGAGCAGGCATTGCGCGCGCCGTCGGTGCAACAACGCGTCACCTCGAGCGTCCAGCCGTCGTCGTTGCCGCGCGCGACCGGTCGGCCGACGATTGCGACGCCGCAGATGCCGGTGCAGTCGTCTCGGCCCATCAGCATTGCGTCGGCCACCGCAATGCTGAACTTGTGGCCGACAACGGGCGCGTGGTGCCGGTGATGAGCAGCCACGAACGCATTCGCCTCTTCGAGCGAGATCGGGACGATTACGAGGCTCATGCGCCCTCCGTCGGCCGTGCTACGATCGCCCCAAAATCAAATACGGGGGAATCGTGAAACGCGCATGGGAAATCACTCAGCTCGCATTCGTTTGGCTGCTGATCGCAATCGGTTTTTTGGCCGTATTCCGCATATGGACGATCGTCGCGCAGGCAGCCGGATCGACGAAGGACTTCTGGGATGTCGCAGCCGCGATTGGGACGTGCGGCGCCGTGATCGTGGCTCTCTACATAGCCTACGCCGATAAGCGACGCAAACGCGAAGATGAACTCAGCGCTGCGCGCGTCAGCGCGACCGGCATATATGCACGCCTCGGAGTAGCTATTGGCGCGGTTCGCACGATACAAATCCGAGTTTCGGAGGCGCTGGTGATTGATCGAGGCCCCGGGATCATCCCGATTATTGAGGCGAATTTCGATGGCATCCCGACAATTGAGACCGAGGAGCTTCGAGCCTTGATACCGCTTGGGGACCAATGTGCTGAAAACATCTCGGCGGCGATTGACCGGATTCAAGTTTCTAAGCGCCTTATTGGTATCGAAGGAGCGAAGCCTCGCCCCACAAAGCAGGGGCAACAGGATTGCCTCAATTTCGTCAATGCGATTCTCCTCGAGGCCATAACTATGCTCGACCGTGCGTCGAAAACCGTTCACGCGTGCTCTCAAACTTTCCGAGAAAGTTTTTAACCTGGGAGGAATCGCTGAATTCGAGGCGACGCGCGCCCTCTTCCCCGTCCCGAACTTATCGATCGCGCGTCTCGGATCATGTCCGGCGCCACGGCTGGATTGCGTAAGACAATTCACGCTATCTCCCGCGCGATATGCGGCAGTGGCTCGGTAGCCGATTCGATCGCAGCCTGAATGCGCTCGAGCTGCTGACGGAGTCGCTTGATCTCGGGATCGATGCTGACGCGGCGCACGGCTTGCTTGCAGGCGCTGGCAATCTCCCACGCCCCCGCGCTCGCCGGCAGCCCGAGCGCACCAGCGAGCTCGATGCGCGCGCTATCGATCAGCGCCGCGTCGCGCTCCGCATGCTCTTTCGCTCGATCGAGAATCAGGCGACGTTCCTGTTCGGCTTCCTCGGCGAGGTTCTCCAGCCGCTCGGTGGCCGTCTTCAGGCGGCGTTCCGCATGCAGCTGGTCCCGCACGGCATCCGCGACAACGTCGCCGAGGCGCGCGCGAAGCTTCTTTTCCAGCATCCATTCGTTGCACAGACCTGCGCGCAACTGCTCGTGGTTTTGATCCGCGAGCCGCGCCATGCCGTCGATGATCAGCTTCACCCACGCGTCGCGCGGCAGGTTCTCCATGTTCTTCAGCGTCGGGCCCTTCAGCGACCGCCAGCCGTCCGGGCCGCGCACGATCAGGCCGCAGCCGGCGGGGATGTCTTCCTTCTTGAGCAGGCCGGCCGGCGCAGCGAAGATCACGCCGGCAGCGAAGCGCAGATACGACGTCCACTTGCCGGCCGTCACGTCACGCCGGAAATCGGCGACGCTGACCTTGCATTCGTAGGCGACAGGCTGGAACCGCGCGAACGAGCACGGCACCGTGTAGACGTCCGGCCGCGGCGAGCCGGCCGGCCCGAGCTGCATGTCGGTCCATACGAGGCGATCGGACGCGCCGCGAAGATGCGCGGCGAGATCCTTGGCGAGGTCATCGTGCGCCCAGTTCATGCGACCTCCAGCGGCAGTTCGAGCTGCGCGGCGCCGAAGCGCGCGGCCAGCCATGAGTCGTAGGCACCGAAGCGCGTCACGTCACGCCGGTCGGCCCCCGTCTCGGCGATGAATTCGCGGACCCGCGCGCTGTTCCAGCATATGAAGCCGGCGAAACGACCGCCGGGAAACGCGACGCGGTCCGCCTCGCGTACCTGCTCGGGCGTCATTCCGCGCGACTGCGCGTATGCGAGGAATCGAGGATTCGAGGTGGTCGGCGTGCTCATGCGGCGTCCCGATACGGTTCAGCCGACGTCGCGCAGATGCCCTGCTCCCAGTCGTAGAAGCTGTACGGCCGCGGGCAGTCGTTCGCCGCAGCCCAGCCGCGTCCCCACTGCCGCGCAAAGCACGCGAGCGCGCCGCGCAGCAGGTTTTCGTGGAAGGGAACGCCGGCGCGCGCTGCGCGCCATCCTGCGCGGAACGCCGCGCGCTCGAACAGTTCGGTCAGCACGGGCCGCCCTCCGTCGTGTTGTCGATCGGCGCCGCCTCGGGACGCACGCGCTCGAGCATCCAGAGCTGGTCCGGACGGAACGCGAGGTAGTCCTGCGGGGGATCGCGGAAGATGAAAAGGTGCTTTTCCTCGACGAGGCCGAGATAGGTCATGGGGCGCCCAAGCTTGCGGGTGAAGAGCTTGCCGACGTCGCGGTGGCTGAGCGTCAAGGTCATGCGGCCGCCTGCCGCTGGCCGAACGCCTGCTGCACGAACTCGCCGATCGCCTGCTGGCTGAGCCGCCGGTATTCCTCGATCGCCTTGCGCTCCTGGATAGCAAGCCACTGCCGCGGGTAATCGCAGCCGGTGAACATGCAGAACAGGTGCAGCTTCGTCGCGGGGAACGGCCGGCGCCCGGCGACCAGGTCGCCGAAGTGCGGATAGTGGATGTCGCAGTTGCGCGCGAGTGTCTTGCGATCGAAGCGCCGCAGCCCGAGCTCGAGCGCGTGCGCGAGGCAGTCCTCGAAGCTCATCGCCTCGATCTCCCCGTCCGGCAGCGTCGCGGCCTGCACCCACGGCGCGAACATCCTGAATTCGGTCTGGTTCATACGAAAAATCAATCGTTACCCAGTTGATTACCCACTTGCTTACCCGGTTGGCGCCGGGGCGAAATAACGGCCAGGACGTGCCTGGCCGGCGGTCAGAAGGAGGAACCCTCGGTCATGTCAAAATCGTTCATCCCAACGTCAACCCGCTTCTCGAATCGAGGCTCCCATGGACTACTGTCACGACGCGTTCACCCTGACGGCTGCGGTTCTCCGCGCGTTATGCACTGCACTGCCGCAGGAACAGAGGCTCGCCGTCGCTGAAGAACTTCGCGTTCAAGGGGAGCGCCTGAACGAATCAACGGACGAATCCATGGTGAGATTGGGCGGGACGCTATCCGCTTTCGCAGCACTGGCGCGGGGAGAACCCGACGAGGCGTCGGCAGTCGTTCGGGCACTTCAGCCCCGATAAAAGCGGCAAACGTCCCTGCACTCCTAGTAGCCCAACTCCTCACACTTCCTCCTTCGCCGGCTGAGCACACCGTTCTCCGTGCAGGACCCTCACACGATCGGCGATCGCAAACGAAACACGCGAGCCCCGGGCTCCCCTGAGAAGCGCGGAAATGAGGGATTGCGAGCACGGGATGAGACCGGCCAGCTGGGATTGGGTGAGCCCCGAACCGAGAAGGTCGGAGACGGCTTTTTGGATGTCCATGACCCAGTATCACATTTGTGTTTGTTCCGGTCAACACAAATCGAATGGGTCGTTCTATTACGATTGTGATATGTACACGCTAGCCGACAGACTTAAATGGGCGAGAGCCCGAGCCGGCCTATCCCAAGAGGAATTGGGCGCGAAGGCCGGCGTTTCCCAATCGACGATTGGGAACTTGGAGGCGGGGACGCGCAATAGCGCGCGCCGCCTTCCTCAAATTGCCGACACGCTCGGCGTCAATGCACTGTGGCTCGCCGAGGGGAAAGGCAAACCCATGTCGGATACGGAGGCCGCGGAAAGCTACGACTCTGCCCTGGTCACTGCAAGCGCAGGCGCGAAGGCTCTGATCGACGCGATCCTCAAGGCCGACAAAGCTGGTGAGCCAGCACAAACATTTGCGCTGATGCTTCGGATGCTTCCGAATCCGGACGAGCCGTTTCGCCTGGAAGAGCCTCACCGCTGATCGGCGTCAAATTCCAGTCATTCAAAAGTGCCCGCCGCCGCAGAGTAACGTTCCCCGATACCGCGCCGCGGGCCCAAACTCCTGGCCCCTGCAGTTCTACCAGCCAGTCATGCTGTCCGTCCGAGCATCGTTCGACCACCCGCACCAGCAGCCCTAGCCGGTCCGATACCCCGCATTTCGTCACGATCGCCAGATCTCCAGGCTTGCATCGCAGACGCCCCGTCACTTCTTGTTTCATCAGTCGCCCTCGTCTCTCTGCATCGAACACTGTATGAATGTACAGTAGTTTAGTACCAGATCCGTGTGCCTTTCAACTGGTGTCAGCAACCGCTTAACGGGCGGGCGTTTCCGCGCCCCTCACCGCCCCTTGTTACAAACTTTTCCCACCAAAATCACATTTGTGTTGACTGTGACAAATCACATATGTGATTATCTATTCCAACGCGACACCGATGCCGCGCCACCGCGAAAGCGGATCGCTCTTTAGACGGACCGGCAGGAGCTATGCCGGCATCGTGCAGACAATCGAAGGTAAGCCGGGACCGCGCAAGCGGAGCAACCGGCCGGCGCGATCAGCGTCGTGAGTCAGGACAGGCGCAGCGCGCTAGGCCGATGTTCGGCTACCGCTTGCAGGCTTGAGCGAACCTGACACAAGACAGCCAGCACCACGTGACCGATGGCTTTGTAATCGGCACAAACCTCGCGCGGCCCGGAGCCGGCACGGCCGGGAGTAGCCGGGCGCGCGAGTGATGCAGTTCTGACCGGTGGCGGTTCTTCTTCCGAGGCGTCACCAGTGAGAGCTGCGCATGCGGCAATGCAATTCAAGACTGCGATTTGGTTAGCAATCCTACTTTCAATGGAGAGCGCGATGCACACTCCTCGATCTCACCACCACAATCTGCGCGTTCTCGCGGCACGCGTCGAGCAACGCGCTGATCAGTTGCAGGCTGCTGCCGACGATGCCGCGCTGGCACGCGACGAGCGAAACGAAGCGATCGCCGAACGCGTCACGTTCGACGTGCTGCCGTTCTCGGCCGAGCAGATCGCCGTGCTCGACGCCGCGCTGCGCCGCGGCCACATCGAGGATCTGTACGAAGTCTGGAACACCTGCCAGGACGTCCTCAAGGCCGAGATCGCGCGCCGCATTGCAGCCGCCGATCTTGCCGCCGTGACACCGCGCTTCGCCATGACGACGTGCTCGTCGTGCGGCGCAGAGCTCGGGCCGGGCAACGCCGGCGTGAGTAGCTGCGCTGATCACCGCAAACGCGCGCTGCACATCGTGCGAACCGACTGACCCACTTCGATCTCATCAGGAGATAGACATGAGCTTCACGCCTCACATGGAACGGCCGCTGAATGGAGGAGTGCAAAAACTCTACCGCTTCGAAAACGGATTCGGAGCGAGCGTTGTGCAACACGATTTCAGCTACGGCGGAGACGTCGGACAGTGGGAGCTCGCCGTCGTCCGATTCGATGGTGATGAGTGGGACCTGGAGTACGGCACTGAGATCACCGACGACGTTATCGGCCGTCTCGATTGGAACGAGGTCGAGAGCCTGCTTTCGCGAATCAACGCCTTGCAGGTAGCGTGACCAAGCCGGCCCGCTACAGGAGAACGACAATGCGCATCACGTTTGAAAGGATTGGCGCCAAACGCACTGTTAGCTGGATCGATCCGGCCACCGGCAAGCGCCGCCAAAAAACTCGCAGCTTCGAACAGACCGTGAACCCGTTCAATCGCGACGCGAGCGGTCACCCGAAAGATCGCCGCACGATCAGCGTCGAGGTGAATCGCGATGCCGATCTCTGGAAGCTCAAGACCGAGAACGACATGCGCGACGGGATTTATCCCGCGGCTTGATCAACTGCGCCTGCCCTGCGGGCAATCACACCACACCGAGAGACCACATGAGCAAGGTCAACAACGGCGGCCCGGCATTTCCGTCGACCACGAAGACATACGTTGCGAAAGACGGCGACACCATGCACCAAGGCGCGAACGGCATGATGCTCCGCGACTACTTCGCCGCGAAAGCAATGGAAAGCTTGGCGCTTCAGCAAAACCTCTATTCCATCGATACGGTTGAAGGAGTCGAGGCGATCGCTGCAAACGCCTACGACCTGGCGGACGCCATGCTCCGCGCGCGAGGTGCAGCATGAGCGACCGCGACAAACTGTACCTGTCGGACGAACGCTACATCGCCGCGCTGAAGCGCTTTCGGCAGCGCATTGTCGACGGTCGCGAATATGCGGCGCACGACGATGATGAGCCCGGCTTCAAATCGAGCGGCTGCACGTGGGGCCTCTGCAGCGAAGAACCCGGCGATTGGGTAAAACCGATCGACATGCTGTTTCCCGAGACGAAGCATCGGCACACCCCGAAGTACCTCGAGAATCGACATCTCTGCCCACTCGACACGCGAACGCCGTCTCAGGAACTGATGAACGGATGTTTCCATACATGTCGGGCATTCCAGCGCAAGAACTGGCGTAAGCCGCTCGATCGCGAGGGGGTCGTCAAGCTCTACGACCAAAGATTGCGTGAGGCCGAAACCATGCTCGTCGCGCGAGGTGCCTGACATGAACGAGAACAAACATTCGGTCGGTCAAGCATGGTTGCAGCGCGCGAAGGAACTGGCGCAGGAGCGGGCTGATTCGAGCTTCGCGTATGGCGAGCTGCCGTCAGACGCCGGCGACAGCGCCTCGGCCGACGCCTATGCGCGCTCGATCGCGGCCGATCGGTCGCTCGACGCGCACCTTCAACCGATGGCGCACCTGATCGACGCGCTGCACTTGGTCGCCTCGAAGACCGTGCTCACGTCCGGCATCCGTGCCGTTGTCGACGACGCACTCGCGAAGGCAGGCTTCCGCGCGCCCATGCCAGCGTCGGATCCGGTCCGCCACATCACCATCGCTGGAATCGACCGATGAGCAACCTCAAATCTCCCGCCCAATGCGGCGACCTCGCTGAAAAGCTGATCGCCGACTACGTGCGTGAATCCGGTGCGTATGGCAACCCGAACGCGCTCGCGAACGTGATGGAAATGCTGATCAGCAAGGCAGCACTCGGCATCGCGATGGTCGGCAGCGAGACGATCGCGCAACAGATCCTCGACCGCACGAAGCACAACGTCGCGACGTTCGCCGAGCGCACCCTGCGGAGGACTCGTTGATGCGCGCCATTCATTTCCACCGCCCGGCATCCGACAACGCACTGCTGCGCGCCGCCGCGCGCGGCCAGCGCCTGCGCTACCTGATCGAGGGCTCGGTCTGGGCCGCGGCTTATGGTGCCGCGATCGGCGCGCTCTGGTTTGGCGCGCACCTCGCCGGCCCGTATTTGAGGAGCCTCGGATGACGCCCTTCGACTACCTCGGCGCACTGCTCGACCGGATCTATGAATGGAATCCCATAGCCGGTTACCTCATTGCGCTCACGATCGCCGCAGTGTGCACATTCGTGCTTGCCCGGCTCAACGCGGACGGCATGGCTGCGGCTGCCTTCGTCGTGAGGCCCGCATGAGCCGCTTCACTGATCACGCCGAGCGCTTCGAGATTCGTCACCCGCGCGCTGCTCGTGTGGTCGCGCTGGCGATATTCGCTGCCGTCGCGCTCCTCGCCGTCGCCATCGACAGCGTCACAAAGCACTTCGGGATTCTCTAAGAAGCACTCCCTCGCACTCCGCGAAGCGTCCCCCTGCGTTTCCCGATTCTCTCGCGCGCGCGTCGCTCGCTCGTGCGCTGTCGGCGCACGCCCCCACCATTCACCTGGAGCACCATGAGATGAAAACTATCGATACCCTGCCCGTCGAATCGTCGCAGATTCACAGCATCGGCTACGACGCCGAATCCGAAACGCTCGCGGTGCGCTTCAAGGATCGGAAGACCAGCGCGCCGACTTCGTTGTATCACTACACCGAGTTCACGCAGGCGAACTTCGACGCGCTCAAGGGCGCCGATTCGATTGGCTCGCACTTCTACAAGCACATCAAGCCGTTCCCCGAGCGTTTCCCCTACGTGTGCATCGAGAAAATGCCGGCACCGGCCGTGGACGTTGACGCTGAAACTGCGGGTGCGGCATGAATCCGTCGGTCTATACCGTGCGCGCGTCGAGCTGGGGGGCGCTTTTCGAATGCGCCTATCGGTGGGAGGCAATCCACCTCCTGAAGATGCGCAACGTCGTCGGTCTGCGCGCCGCGCTTGGCACCGCGATCCACGCAGGCACGGCTGCTTACGACCAGAGCGTGCTCGATGGCTCTGGCCTGACCGTCGACGACGCGGCCGGCGCATTCGTCGACAAGCTGCACGACCCATCGAACGAGTACAACCCGGCGAGCGACGATCTCAGCCTGAAGGAAGCGGAGCGCATCGGCATCTCGCTCACGACGAAGTACTGCCTCGAGATCACGCCGCGGTACGACTTCGTCGCGGTCGAGATGGAAACGAAGCCGCTCGACATCGACTGCGGCGGTGGGATCGTGGTCCGCCTCACCGGCACGATGGACCGCGCACGTGTCCGTCGCACGGCGCTCGGCCCGGGCATCGCCGACCTGAAGAGCGGATCGAAGGCTGTCGCGCAGGGCGTCGCTGTCACGAAGGGCCACGGCCCGCAGATCGGGACATACGAGCTGCTGTACGAGCACACGACCGGCGAGCAGATCGGCGACACCGCCGAGATCATCGGCCTGAAAACGAAAGGTACGCCTGAGGTCGCGACCGCCCCGGTCAAGAACGCCAAGCGCGTGATGCTCGGGACCGAGGAAACGCCGGGGCTGATCCAGTTCGCCGCCGACATGTTCCGCTCTGGTCGCTTCTTCCCCAATCCGAAATCTCTCCTCTGTGACCGTAAGTACTGCCCGCGCTACGGCACCTGCCAATTCCATGAATAACCGAGGTATCCATGTCCACGCCCACCACTCTCGAATCCGTCCGCTCGCCGCTGCCGCGCGAGGCCAACATGCCCGCCGTGGCCCCCGGCTTCGGCTCGCTGCAGTCGTTCGAGCTGATGCAGCGCGCGGCGAACCTTCTCGCTTCGTCGACGCTCGTGCCCGCCGCGTACCGCAAGGTAATCGAGAAGCTCGACAAGTACGGCAACGTGAAGGAATCGCGCGACAACCCGAATGCGCTCGCGAACGCCGTCGTCGCGCTGAACATGGCGCAGCGCATGGGCGCCGATCCGCTGATGGTGATGCAGAACCTGTACATCGTCGAGGGCCGGCCGTCCTGGTCGTCGCAGTGGATCATCGCCGCGGTGAACGGTTGTGGCCGCTTCTCGCCGCTGCGCTTCGACATCAAGGTGCTGGGCGCGAAGAACGTCGACTACGTCGAGACGTTCTGGGAGAACAACCAGCGCCAGAAGCGCACGATCAGCGTGCCGATCACGGACAAGGTCTGCGTGGCATGGGCCATCGAGAAAGAGACTGGCGAGCGGATCGAATCGCCTGCCGTGTCGATCGAGATGGCCGTCAAGGAAGGCTGGTACACGAAGAACGGCAGCAAGTGGCAGACGATGGACGAGGTCATGCTGCGCTATCGCACCGCGTCGTTCTTCGGGAAGCTGTACGCGCCCGAGCTGCTGATGGGCCTGACGAGCGTCGAGGAAGTGGCGGATATCGTCGACGTGCACGAAGACGGCAGTTACTCGGTCAACCGCTCGACGCTCGACGAGTTGCGCGCCGGCCGCGCGCAGCCGGCCGAGGAAGTCTCGCGCGCCACGCCGGCGCAAACCGGTCCCGTCACCGAATCGCGCGAAAACGCCGCGCCGCCGTCGGACGCGCACGCAGACCCCGTCGACGACCAGGGTGAACCGGGCGATGACGATGACGGCGACCAAGGCGGCTTCGACTTCGACGTGAGCGGTCTGGTGCTCGGCATCCGCGAGGACATCGAGTCCGCCAAGACGCCCGAGGACCTCGACCTCGCGCGCAGCGCAATCGCCGGTGTGCCGGACGAAACTGCCAAGGCCGAACTGAACGCCCTCGCCTCGGCGCGCATGCGCGCCATCACCGCCGCGGCTGAACAGGCGGCCGGCGGCAAGACAACCGCTCAGACGACCACGCCGGCGGGCCGCCGCCCGCGGAACCCCATCAACGCCGACTAACGCGCGCCAACCGCCGCCAAGGATTTCGACATGACCGACAAGAACGTCCTCCAGATGACCGCCGACAGTATCGGCAGAGACCTGCTCTCCGCGCTCGTTACCGAGATCAAGCTGATGCCTGACCTCTGGGTCAAGCTGTCCCAGAAAAAGCAGAACGACGTCATCGACCGGCTGCGTGCGCGCGTCGAGCACAACGTCAAGATGGCGACGCATCTGATCGCGAGCGACGGTCGCATCGTCGTGCAAGGTGATCTCGACCAGATCACGATCAAGGACGGCGTCAAGGCAGTCGTGAAATTCGGCGGCTCTCAGCCGAACCTGCACGAGCTCTACGAAGCGAGCGGCAAAGCCGTTCTGGTCGTTGTCGCGAACCCCGACGAGCACACCGGCGGCATGGACGAGATCCGCGGCGAATCGGATCAGCGCGGTCTGGACCTCGGCCAAGAGTACACGGACAACGACGGCGACGGGATGGACGGCGACAAACCCGACAGCGACGTCGTCGACGCCGAGTTCCGCGAAGTGCCGAAGCTCGGTGACGGCCCGACGCAGGCGCAGCTCGACGAACAGCATCAGGCTGGGCGGCAGGCGGCCGCCGAAGGAAAACCCGAAAGCGAATGCCCCGTGATGGCCGGCGAGCTGTGCATCGCATGGGTGAAGGGCTGGAAGGAGTGGTACGAGGAACAAGCCGCCTCCGGCAACGAGGATCCGCTGTACACCCAAGTCGAGGCGTTCGTGATCGAGCAGCAGAAGGTCACGATTTCCAGCGTCCAGCGCCAGTTCAAGATCGGCTACAACCGCGCCGCGCGGCTGGTCGAGCTGCTCGAAGCCAAGGGCGTCGTCAGCACGATGGATTCGGACGGCGGCCGCACGGTGCTGCGCCCGCGCGGCCCGCAAGGAGAAGCAGCGTGAAAATCACCGACATCTATGTCGCGAACGTTCTCGGGATCCGCGCGGCCGACGTGCGGCTCGCGAAGCCCGTCGCCCTCTTCACCGGTCCGAACGGCGCCGGCAAGAGCAGCCTGCAGGAAGCCGTACGCATGGCGCTCACCGGCGACACGGTGCGCGTCGCGCTGAAGAAGGAATACGGCTCGCTCGTCACCGAAGGGGCGGACGGCGGCCAGATCGTGGTCGCGTGCGGCGAGCAGGCGAACAGCGTCATGCTGCCGTCCGGGAAGCTCAAGCGAGAGCTCGACGAGGATCCCCGCCTTCCGCTGGTGCTCGACGCGCAGCGGTTCGCTCACCTCGGCGCGGCCGAGCGCCGGTCGTTCCTGTACGACCTGATGGGCGTGAAAATCGGCGTCGACGAAATGCGCGCTCGACTGCTCGACAAGCTCGGTTTCCGTGCCGACGCAGTGCCGGCGCCGGCCGCTGCGCGGCTCGCGGCCATCACGCCGATGTTGCGCGCAGGATTCGAGGCAGCGCACAAGGAAGCGGCGGACCGCGCGCGCGGCGCGAAGCAGTCGTGGCGCAACGCGACCGGCGAGACGTACGGCAGCCAGAAGGGAGCGACCTGGCGGCCGGCGCCGGTCGAATTCGACGAGGCAGCGTTGCGGAAGCTCACGGGCGACCGCGCGGCGCTCGACGACCGGATCGGCGAACTGCAGCAGCAGATCGGCGCAGCTGACGCGGCGGACACCGCGGCACGTGCGCGAGCGTCGAAAATCGCCGACCTGCGCACGCGCGCCGCCGGTTATGCGAAGGCGGTCGAGCTCGCGCAGCTCGCCGACGAGCAGGTCGCCGAATTTCTTCCCAAGGTCGAAGCGCTTCGGGTGCTCGCCGGCGCGGCGCCGGCCGGCACCGAATGTTCGTGCCCGGAATGCGGCGCGCTCCTGCGCTACCTCAACGGCGTGCTGTCGGCGGCCGCCGCAGTCGGCGCGCGCGACGCTGACGCGGCCGCGAAGCTTCCCGAGTACGAGCAGGGTTTGAAGACGCTGCAGAACGCCGTTGCGAACCGCAAGCGCGACCTGGAAGCGGCAGACGCTGCCGCGACGCAGCTGCGTGCGCTCGAAGACGACGCGGAGAACAGCGGCGCGGCCGCCGCGCGCGAGAGCGGCGACGCCGCGCGGTCGGAGCTGGCTGACCTGCAGCGCCGCCGGAAGCAGCTGGACACCGACATTGCGACGCTTCGCGAGATCGAGCGCCGCGCTGCTGGCGCTGCCGATCTGGCAAAGCAGGCTGCGGCGCTGCACGACGACGTCGCCGCGTACGAGGCGATCGCCGACGCGCTGGCGCCGAATGGCATCCCGGCCGACCTGCTCAGCGAAGCGCTAACGCCGATGAACGAGCGTCTCGTCGCGCTCGCCGAGATGTCCGAATGGGCCGACGTGACGATCACGCCGGAGATGGATATCTTCGCCGACGGGCGCGCCTACGCCCTGCTATCCGAATCGGAATGCTGGCGCGTCGACGCGCACATCGCTGCGGCGATCAGCTACTTCTCGGGCCTGAAGCTGCTCGTGCTCGATCGCGCCGACGTCTTGGTCGGCCCGGAGCGCGACCGACTGCTCTACTGGCTCGACGACCTGGCCTACACCGAGCAGATCGACACGGCGCTCGTGTTCATGAGCCTGAAGACGCCGCCCGGCGGCCTGCCGGAGGCGATCGAAGCATTCTGGGTCGAAGGCGGTCAGGTCGCGCCGGCCGGACAGCACGCAATACGGGAGGCAGCGTGAGAGAGGACATCGAGAAGTATCTCGCCGCGACGTCGGAAGCCACGGCGAAGGCGGTCGCGACCGGAACCGGCCTCCCGCAACTCGACGTGACGAAGGAGCTGAACCGGATGCTCGGCGAGGCGATCGTCGAGCGCGAGAAGCGCGCGGGCGGCGGCAACGAGTATGTGTACTGGCTCGCGCGCGGCGTTGCGCCGGTCCCGCCAGCCAACGCCGTGCCGGCGCCGGCCCCCGCTCTGTCGCTCGCGGAGGCCATTGCCAGCCTGCCGCCTTCGGCCGTCGCGGCCGACACCACACCGCGCGTCATCGCGGATCTGCGCGCCGAAGTCGAACGCCTCACCGCCGAGCGGGATGCCGCGCAGCTGAAGGCCGACACCTGGCGCGCGAACGCGGCAACGCTCGAGGCGCGCATCGACGAGCTGACGCTCGGCCCGGTCGGCGCGCGCGCACCACTGTTCGTGACGATCGGCAGGTATTGCAAGCCGAGGCGCCACGCATCGCTCGAGAAAGCTCAGCGGCGCGGCAGCGCGCTCGTACGCAGCGAAAAGGAATCCGAGGTGCTCGTGCTCGAGCCGGTCGGCCGGATCGTGCGCGGAACCCAATGGATGCCCCGATAGCAGCACCGCCGCGCGCCTTCCGTGCCTCGGATTGCGCGGCGCACTCGGGCGGCTCGCACAGCGCCCGTTTTTTCGATCTGACCATGCAAACGACGAAGACACCGTGGAATCCATCACGGCGCGCGACCGCTCGCGTCAAGAATCCTCTGCCGGCTCCGACGACATGCCCGTACGACGGCGGCCCCGTCGATATCGTGAACAACTCGGCGATCTACGGACGCGAGTATGGCGAGTGGCCGTGGGCGTTCCTCTGTCGCTCCTGCCGGGCATACGTCGGCCTGCACCCCGGCACGGCCATCCCACTCGGCACGCTGGCCGACGGGCCGACCCGTGAAGCGCGGAAACGCGCGAAAACCGCGTTCAACCCAATCTGGCAGTCCGGCGCTATGACGCGCACCGATGCTTACATCTGGTTGGCCCGACAGCTCGGCATCGCGAACCACGAGGAATGTCACATCGGCTGGTTCGATGTCGCTACTTGCGATCGCGTCGTGACTGTCATTCAACAGGAGTTCCCCCGATTACCGATACGCAAGACCCGCTCTGGCGCGCGCTCGCGCGCCTCGAACACGCCGAGTTGAGCGACACCGATCGTAACCTGCTGCGGCCGGCATTCGCCGCCATACACGGCAGCCACGCGATGCGCATCCCCGAGAACGTCGTCAAGCTGATCCGACGCCTCGACGCCAAGCTGCCGAAGACCGAACAGGCGTAACCCGCGACGCCGACACGCTACGAAGGAACCACTATGCCCACCGGATACACCGCCGACATCGCGAAAGGCATCACGTTCGAGCAGTACGCTTGGGACTGTGCGCGCGCATTCGGCGCGCTCGTCACGCTCCGCGACGATCCGCGCGCCCCGATCCCGGAACGCTTCGAGCCGGACACCTACTACCAAAAGCGTCTCGAAGAAGTGCACGCGACGCTCGAACGCATCAGCACGTGGACGCCTGACCAAGTCGTCACCGAATACCGGCGACAGTTCGACGCCAGGATGGTCGAGTACCAGGCACGCATCGACGCTGCCACTGCGCTCCGCGCGAAGTACGACGCGATGCTTGCGCAAGTCCGCGCATGGCAACCGCCCACGCCGAACCACGTCAACTACAAAGCGTTCATGGAGAGCCAGATCGTCGAATCCATCAAGTTCGACTGCTGCCTCGAATACGATAGTGCCCCGCTGCCGCAAGAGCCGGCGGCATGGCACGCCGAATGGATTGCCGATCTGAAGGCAACCGTCACGCGTTGCGAACAGCAGCAGCGGGATGAAGTGAAGCGCGCTCACGATCGTACGCAGTGGATCCAAGCGATCCGCGAAAGCTTCGCGAAGGAGCAGTCATGATTCGCGCCCTCCTCTTCATCATCAGCGGCCGACTGCCCTGCCGAATCATCAGCGACGCAGGCCGGCCCTACCTCGAGCGCTACTACCTGTTCACGCTGCTCGGCGTACGCGTCTACCTGCACCGCTTCGTCGATAGCGATCCCGATCGCGGCCTTCACGATCACCCTTGGCCGTGGGCCGTCTCGCTGATCCTCGCCGGCTGGTACTACGAACAGACGCGTGCCGGCACGAAGATCGTGCGCTGGTTCAACGCACTGATCGGCGACTCGTTCCATCGCGTGATCCTGCCGCGCGACCACGGCGTGCACGAGTGCTGGACAATCTTCGCGCACCGCGCGCGGCGCACGAAGGAATGGGGGTTTCTGCGCGACAAGGGCCAGTTGGGCCGCGTGTACACGGCACACAAGCCCGGCGCAGACGACCAATGGTGGAAGCGTGCCGCTCGCGGCCGCGCCGAGCCGCAGCGAATGCCTCGCTGAGACGACAGAGCATCCCGCGCGGCTTACCTCGGACTGCGCGGCCTTGAGGGGGCGCCGAATTTCGGCGCCCTTCTTTTTCCCGATTTCTTCTGTGGCATCTATGGACAATCAGCGCGTATACAACAGCTTCGGTTTCTGCTGCGGCCTCGGCGGCGGCGCGAAGGGCTTCACGAAAGCAACCTCGCGCGTCGGCAACATGACCGCGACATGGCGGTGCATCGGCGGCATCGACAACGATCCGGCAGCCGCGCGCGACTTTGAAACGCTGGTCGGCACGCCGTGCACGGTCATGGACCTGTTCACGCGCGAGCAGTACACCGCGTTCCACGGCGTCGAGCCGCCCGTGGGCTGGCGCGAAGCGACGCCCGACGACGTGCGCCGCGCCGCCGGCTACCAGCATCCGCACTGCGTGTTCATCTCGTCGCCGTGCAAGGGTGCGTCCGGGCTGCTGTCGGAAACGCTCAGCCGCACGCCGAAATACCAGGCGCTCAACGAGCTCACGCTGCGCTGCGTCTGGCTGATGTGTGAAGCGTGGAAGGACGACCCGGTCGAACTCATCGTGTTCGAAAACGTCCCCCGGCTCGCGACGCGCGGCCGCCACCTGCTGGACCAGATCGGCCAGCTTTTTCAGCACTACGGCTACGCCAAAAACGAGACGACGCACGACTGCGGCGTGATCGCCGGCCTCGCGCAGAGCCGCAAACGGTTCCTGCTCGTCGCGCGGCACATGGAGAAAGTGCCGGCGTGCCTGTACGAGCCGCCGGTGAAGCGTCTGCAAGGCGTCGGCACGCTGCTCGGCCGCATGCCGCTACCGGGCGATGTCGAGGCCGCCGGCCCGATGCACCGCGTACCGTCGCTGCAGTGGAAAACCTGGGTGCGACTGGCGTTTGTCGAGGCGGGAAGCGACTGGCGCAGCCTGAACAAGCTCGCGGTCGAGAACGGCCAACTGCGCGACTACCTGATCGTGCCGGACATGCACAACGGCGTGCTCGGCGTGAACCGCTGGGAGGAACCGTGCGGCGTCGTGGCCGGCGCGAGCCGCCCGGGCAATGGCACTTTTTCGGTAGCGGACCCGCGCGGGCCGGCCGACGCCGCGCAATACCAGCAGTACGGCGTACTCCACTGGAACGACCACGCCGGCACGATCACCGGTCAGAAATCGCCCGGGCAAGGCACTTTCAGCGTCGCGGACCCACGCCATCAGGGGCCGGCAAAGCACAACAACGAATTCCGGATCGTCCCCTGGCGCGATGCGGCCGGCGCAATCACCAGCGCGCACGGTACCGGTCAGTGCGTGCAGGATCCGCGGCCCACCGCCGAGTATCACAAGAACGCGTATCGGATCGTGTCGTGGGAGGACCATTCCGGAACCGTGACGGGCGAGTTCAAGGCATCGGGCGGTGGCGGTGTCGCCGATCCGCGCGCGAGCACCGGCTTCGAAGGCGCCGGCAAATACCGCGTTGCCGGCTTCGACGAGGCCGCCGGCACGGTCATCGCGCGCAGCGATAGCGGTCAAGGTGCGTTTGCCGTAGCCGATCCGCGCCCGGGCATGCGCCGCGAGCGCGGCGACGCATACCTCACCGGCGGCCACTACGGCGTGGTCGGATGGGATCAGCACAGCGGCGCGGTGTCGGCCGCCGCCAGCCACGATAACGGGCGCTGGTCAGTCGCGGATCCGCGCATGCCCGCGCCGAACGAGAAGACCGTCGCCGTGATCCGCGCGCTTGATGGCACGTGGCACCGGCCGTTCACCACTCTCGAGCTGGCTGTACTGCAATCGCTCGTCGAGCCGGAAGAATATCTCGAGCTCGACGGCCTGTCCGACCAGGCGTGGCGCGAGCGCATCGGCAACGCCGTGCCGCCGGACGCCGCGCAGGCAATCGCCGAGGTTATGGGCACCACGCTGCTGCTCGCCGAATCCGGCGAGACGTTCCGGCTTTCGTCGACACCGGTGTGGGTGCGGCCGGTTGCGGTCGCACTGACCGTCGCGCCGCAGACCTTCTAAGACGGAGGCACATGATGCCCTGCACCCCGTTTCGCTTTCCCGGCGGCATGTCCGGGATCATCTGCACACGAGGTCGTCGGCGTGTGCACCGCTGCTCGGTCGAGGGCTGCAACGCGCCGAGTGGCTACCAGTGCGATTTCCAGACGAAGCCGGGTAAGACGTGCGATCGGCACATGTGCGCGGTGCACGCGCATCAGGTTGGCGGCGACACCCACTTCTGCCCTACGCACCTCGCGGAGTCGAGCGGCAAAAAACAGGACGACCTATTCGCATGACCATCGAGGCTCACACCATGACCCATCACTCGAACGCCTCCACTCGGCCGCTGATCGTTGCCGCCGTGGTTGGCAGCATCGTGGCAACTGCCGGGTGCTCTGATGCCGACGTTGCATCCAACAACCTGTCGGCGGCCGCCGACAACTTCCAGATCAATCGCCGCATCGTGTTCTACAACGGGTTCACTGGCGAGTACATGCTGACCATCGAGGGCCTTTGCTCGAAGGACAACTCCAGCACCGACACGAAGCTCGCGATCATCTGCAAGACCGGTCCGAACGAATACAAGAAGCACTTCCTCGGACTGTCGAACAACGTGACGTACTTCATCGAGCAGCTCGAGCCCGCTCCGGCGAGCACGTACCACTACAAGGTCGTATTCAAGCCTTCGGTAATCGTGCCGGATATCTCCGTCAAGTGAGGACGACAATGACGACCAACACCTACGGCGGCTATACCGTCGACCAGCTGCGCGAGTTCATCCGCCACCACTACGACGCGGAACATGGCGGCGACAACATTGACGAACTCACGAACGACAGTTCAGCGAGTGTCAAGATCGTCCGCGACCTGCTCGACGCCATCGAGCCGCAGCAGGACGGCGATCTGCTGCGCCCGATCGCCCGCTGGGTCTACAACGCGGTGCGCGTCAACCTCGACCTGCTGCACGGGATCTGCAGCGAGTTCGGTTGCCAGCAGGGCGAAGACGTCGCGACGTGGCTGCGCGCGCGGCTGGCTGGTGTGCCGACGCCGTGCATGTGCAGCGGCGTGAGCCCTTGCGAAAAGCGGACGGACGGTTCCTGCCGACGGGAGCGCGCCGTCGCGGACGCTGCGGAACCGGTGGCGCGCATCAGCGCCGTAGGCGGCATCAATGGCATCGCCTGGCGCCATCGCGACATCGCCAGACTCGCGCCGGGAACGATGCTTTACGCGGGCGCGCAGCCTCCCGCGCCGGCACCTTTCCAGCATCGCGTGCAACCGTGGATGCTGGCGTGCTTCGGCGCCGAGATCTCGGCGGACAAGCTCGAGCGCAATCATCGGTTCTTCGAGGAGGCCGGCGAGCTCGTGCAGGCGTGCGGCATGACGCGCGAGGAAGCACACGCGCTGGTCGATTACACCTGGTCGCGGCCCGTCGGCGAGCCGACGCAGGAGGTCGGCGGCGTCATGGTCACGCTCGCCGCGCTGTGCCTGGCGAACGGCCTGTGCATGCACACCGCTGGCGAGACGGAACTCGCGCGCATCGGCGTACCGGCCATGATCGAGCAAATCCGCGCGAAGCAGTCGGCGAAGCCGAAGCACTCGCCTCTGCCGGGCCCTTTGGAGCCGCGCGCACCGTATGCATGGCGCGACACGGGCGCGCTTGAATCTGGAGACGAAAGATGACCACCCACAACGGAAAAGGCCCCGCTCCCGAACAGGCGAGCGAGGCGGCGCAACAGCGGCCGGAATTGGACAGTACCGACAGTACCTTTACGGAGGTTGTCCCGGTCGCCGACGGCATTGTCGACGCGCGCGCCGCTGTCGGCAATGAGACGAGTTCGAAAGTGAGCGAGAACGTAGCGTCGATCAAGGTCGAGATCGACTATGCCGCCGACGACAGTTGCCAGATGCAGTGCTGGGCGCGCGGACACCATGACCCCGCGGCATTCCTGGTGGCTTGTGAAGCGGCACTCGCGGATTGGGACGGCCGTGTCGCGTGCCTCGACGGAAAAACGGTGAAGCACCTGCATTGGCGCACCGTGCGCCCCGACGCCGAAACTGCCGCGCTCGGGGTCGTTGACTGCCTGCACGTCGAATCGAAGCCGGGCCGCGGTGCGTACGCGGTCACCGTGCTCGATGAATGGCTTCCCCTCTTCACGCCCATGGCGGCGACCGCGTAAGGACTCGACCATGACCACGGATATGACCCGCGCTGACGCGCTGATGGACGAATCGGCGCGGAAAATCGCGCATCGCATCTATTGCAACCTCGGATATTGTGGAAGTGACCCGCGCTGCTTCAATGGGGCAGATTCAGTCACGCAGCAGCGCTGGATTCGCGCGGTCAAAGATGCTGCGCCGCTATTCCCCGTAGCCGCTGTCGAGCGGCCCGGACCGATCACAGCGCAAACCGCGCTCGCCGCGATCGAGACGTTCGAGATCGTTGGCGAGAGCAATGATTCGCGCGAGCCGAACGCCGACGACCGTTTCATCCTGACCGAGTTCATCGCGCACGCGTTCGGCGGCTTCCGCGTCGCGCAGCCCGCAGCAGCGCCGACCATGCAGCACCACCTGCACGGGATCGCCCACGTTGATCTTGAACTGGTCGAACGCGAGGCGCGTGCGTTTGCTCCTGCCGCATCCGCACCCGCGCCGGCGAGCGAGCGGGCGGCGTTCAGCGTCGATGATCTCGACTTCGAGCCGGACGCGCAGCACACCATCGCTGACATGGCGAACATCGGCTACGCGCTGCTCGAACAGATTGCGCGGATGGCGCCCGGCTACCACTGGAACGATTCGCCGGTCGAGATCGTCAGCGACCTCATCAACGAACGCGACGAAGCCCGCGCCTCTGCCAACGAGACGAGGGCGGAAGGTGTCCGCGCATGGGAAACCGACGACGGCCGCGTAATCACCGATGAGCAGAAGAAGCGCATGCTCGCGAATGGGGGCGCCGAGGCTTCGTCAGTGCGTCCGTACGCACATTCGCTTTACCGTAGCGCCACCGCGCAGGCGGTGGAATCGGTGGCGATCTATCAGATCCTCACCGAGAATGGCGCGTGGCACGACACGACGCGGGAGTACTACGAGCGCGTCAAGAGCGATCCGGCGCTCGCGCGTGTCGTCTATGCCGCTCCGCAGCCTCCCGCGCCGTCAGACGCTCGGGAGCGACTGACCGACGATCTGGTCGACACGCTGAAGCTCGCGATCGGTTACATCGGCAGTTCCATACGCGACGATCGGCAGGAGCACATCGCTCGAATCCGCGTCCTTTTCCAAGGAGCCGACCATGCCGAATGACAACATGCTGACGGCAGAACAGATCGGAAGGGCATGGCGCGCCTCCGGCGCTGTGTCGGCCACCCCGCCCGACTGGGCGCTCAAGTTCGCCTGTGCTATCGAGCGCGAAGCTCTCGCCGCCCATCCGAGCCATCCGGGTCCCGCCGACGCGCTTCTGTACGAACATGATGACGGAAGCTATGCAGTCGCTCTGACCGCGGAAGACGCCATCTTCACGCGCGGTGACCCTGCATGGCATCGCGCCGGGCCGGTGACGGTCTATGGCTCAACGGCGGTCGCGCGATCGGCAAGCCAGCCGGAGCCGCATGCGTCGGCCGGCGTCATCGCGGCCGCGCGTGCAGTGATCGAAGCCGACCGTGCGCAGACGCTCACGACCGAGCACGTCAATGCGCTCGACCACGCGATCAAGATCCAGCACGGCGAACTGACGTTGCCGGAGCCGCGCGCCGAGGTAACGGACGATAAGGAATGCGCGGGAGAAAGCCACGAGTAAAAGTCCGGTAAGCGCGACGAGCGGCCTCTCAAAATCGTCCGCGTTAAAGCTTTCTACAGTGTTGGATCAAGCACACCTTCGATCCAACCGATCTCCCGAAACAGTCGTTCCCAAAATGAAATTGCATCCGCAAGCATCTTGCTCGCTTCGATCACGTCACCCTCGAACGAAACGGCCCATCGGAACAAGTACCTCTCGTCACCGTCGATCACTTGTTCGTACAAGTTGACGTACGTCTGGATCGTTTCGTCTGGAAATTTGTCTACTTCTACGTGCTTACTCGCAGTGGCCATGACCCTGCAAATCCGATTCGCGTAGCATGCCTTTTGCACGGCAATAGCCAAATCGGATTGCTTGACAATTTCCATCCCGAGTTGGGCCGCTAGGCGTTCCTTGTCATCTTCATTCGCATTTTTGAATGTCCAATCGACAAGATGCCAGATTGACAGACAGGCATTGAAGGCGTGATCTGCACTGCGCAAGTAGTCGTCACATTCGTTGAAGGCAACTACTTCTCTCGCAGCCTTGTGAAACAAATGCACAGCCGTTGACACGCCAAACGACTGACGCAATCTGTCAGGGATTTCGGGGAGAAGTGAGTCTCGAATGCTCATGATGTCAATCATCCGTACCGGCTCAGCCACTCGACCGAGAAATTCTTCGCGTACGCGATGGCCGCGGACTCGGTGCCAAATTCACCGAGCGAGCGGAATGCTGCCTCGCGGCTGAATCCCACCTTCGTCACTTCGACCTGCGCGGCGAACTTGCCGTCGTCTGTCGGGCGTGGCGTGCAGTTCATCTCGTACCCACGCATCAGGAAAACCGTCTTCATCTGGTGCTCGCTGGAAAAATCCGGAGGAATCGTAGCATGTCGACGTCGACACACAACCTGTGGACGACCGCCGAGGCGCGCCTGCTCGCCCGCCTCTATCCGTCTCCCATCCGGGCCAAGGCTCTGTACGCCGCGTTTCCGCGTCATTCGCGTAAGTCTGTCCAGACCTTTGCCGCAAGGGTGCTCAAGATCAAGCGGGCGCGGCGCGACTACAGGTCGCGCGCGACGCCGGCGTGGGACAGGATGCGTGCCATTCTCGAGCGGGAGCAGCTCTCGGTTCGCGAGCTGGTGAAACGCTGCGGCGTGTCGCAGCAACGCGTCAGCGAGCTCCTGACGATTCACCGCACGGAAGTGCATATCGTCGACTGGATTCCTCCCACCGGGCGAGCTCAGTGGCGCGCGGTCTGGGCAGTCGGCGCCGGGCCCGATGTGCCATGCCCGGCAGCGATCAAAACCGAAGCGGCTCGAGCGGCACGCGACGCCATGAAGCGCAATCCGTTCCTCGCCGCCGCGGGTCTCGTGACGATCCCGGCCGGCGAGCGCGGCCGCGTTTTTCAGCAGCCCATGGATATCGACGACGAGGACCTCGCCGCATGAGCACCCGAACCATCATTGAAATCAACCACGACTTCCTGCATCGACTGCTGAACGATCCCCACGGCCTCGCCGACACACTGCGCTCGGTCTGCTGCGACCACCAAGCCGAGCTCAACGACGACAACGGCCGCGGCCGGCCGCTCGACCTCGCTGGCGGCATTCGTATCATCTATCGCCGACACCACAGCGAGGAAGCGCGCCTCATCACGAAATACGTGGACATCCAGATATGAGCCCTCTTTTCTATGTTCAGGACAGCCGCTCATTCGTAGGCAACGACGTTCTGTGGTGGGCTCAGGGCGGCAACGGATACACGACCGATCTGCGCAAAGCGCACGTGTACACGCAGGAAGAGGCGCAGGCACGCCACAACGAGCGCGCGACCGACATCCCGTGGCCGAAGGACTACATCGACTCGAAGTGGCGGCCGGCCGTCGACGCCCAGCACATCAAGCGCGACGAGGCGCTCACCGGGACCGGAATCACGTTGACCCAGCCTCGGAAGCTGCACGCCGACCGCGTGAATTGCGTGGGATGCGGCCGCTTCCTACGAGACGCTGACCGTTATTCCCTTGATTGCCCCAACTGTGGCGCGGACAACAGCCCATGAGCGAGAACACAAAAATCGAGTGGTGCGACCACACGTTCAACCCGTGGGAAGGCTGCCAGAAGGTCGGCCCGGGCTGCGATCACTGCTACGCCGAGTCGCGCAACGCGCGCTACGGCGGCGGCACCGCCGTGAACTGGGGGCCCGGTGCGCCGCGCCGCCGCACGTCGCCGGCGAACTGGCGCAAGCCGCTCGCATGGGAAGCCGCGCACGCCGACTTCTTCGCCGCGCACGGCCGCCGCCAGCGCGTGTTCTGCGCTTCGCTCGCGGACGTGTTCGATAACGCGGTCGACCCGTCATGGCGCGCGGACCTGTTCGACCTGATCGAGCGCACGCCGAACCTCGACTGGTTGCTGCTGACGAAGCGGATCGGCAACGTCATGCCGATGGTCAGCGAAGCCGCCCAGCATCAATTCGATCTCGACCGTCTCGAAAAGCCGCGCCTGCACGACAACGTCTGGATCGGCGCGACGATCGTGAACCAGGAAGAGGCCGACCGCGATATCCCGAAGCTGCTCACAGTGCCGGCGCGCGTGCGCTTCCTGTCGATCGAACCGATGCTGGGGCCGATCGATCTGCTGTGGCCCGCGACGCTGTGGCCCGATGGCCCAGCCCGCTGCTGCAGCGGGCACGAATGCGGATGCGGCGGACAACCGATCGATCCGTGGCTGATCTATGGCGTCAACTGGGTCATCGCCGGCGGAGAAAGCGGCCCCGGCGCGCGTCCGATGCATCCCAACTGGGCCCGCTCGCTGCGCGACCAATGCGCGGCCGCCGGCGTGCCATTCCTGTTCAAGCAATGGGGTATGTGGATCGACCACGATCAACGTGGCGTCGATATGCTCGGCACCGTGCATTCGCCCCTCCACGAATGGCCAGACGGCAGGCATTCCGTTCGCCTTGGCAAGCGCGCCGCCGGCCGCCACCTCGACGGCCGCACGCATGACGAATTCCCGGAGGCACGATGAAATCCGAATTCAAGATCCAGCGGCCCGACGACGTGCCGATGACGCTGACCATGACGATGACGCTCGGCGAGTGGAAGAAGCTGCAGGCGCAGCTCGCGACGACGTACCCGTCGTGGAAGTTGTCCTCCAACATCGGGGCAATGGTGCGTCTCGCGACTACAACGTTCGCCGAGACGAAGGAGCTCGACTATGACTGAGCACCCCATCCTCTTCAACGAGCCGATGTCGGCCGCCGCGCGCGCCGGTCGGAAGTCGCAGACGCGCCGCTTGGTGAACTGGCGCACCGTGCGGCCCGGATTGAATCTCCAGTTCGCCGGCCTGACCGCCAGCGCTGTCGGAAACGCGTGGGTTCTTGAATCGCCCACCCGCGCGTCACATGAATGGCGGTGCGCGCCGACACGCTGCCCGTACGGCGTGCCGGGCGACCAGCTCTGGGTGCGTGAAACGCACATCGCATACGGCCGGTGGGAGACGCGCTACAGCGCGAAGAAGGAACGCGACGAGTGGCACTTCGTCGACATGACGATCGAGACCGGCCGCGAATACCGCTTCGACGGCGAAGTGCCGAACGCCGCGCGCGGCGGCGTCCTGCCGGCGTGGTGGCGACGCCCGTCGATCTTCATGCCGCGCGCCGCCGCGCGCACGCTGCTCGAAGTGATCGGCGTGCGCGTCGAGCGCCTTCACAGCATCAGCGAGCCCGATGCGCGCGCCGAAGGCGTGACGATCGAGGACCATCACATCCGCGGCTACAGCGCCGGAGCCTTCCGGCCGCCGAGCATCCGAGCCTTTCATGAGCTGTGGGACAGCCTGAACGCCGCGCGCGGGCACGGCTGGGACGCGAACCCCTGGGTCTGGGTCGTGGAATTTCGAAGGATCGAACCATGAGCATCTACCTCACCACGCCGGAGCTGGCCGAGCTGGTCGGCTGTAAGCCGCGTAGCCACGCCTGCATGAAGCGCTGGCTCGAGCGCAATCACTGGCCGTTCGCGGTCAACATCGCCGGCGTGCCGCTCGTCGCGCGCGAGTACTACGACGCCCGCATGAACGGCACCGCAGCGCCATCACCTGCGCGCCGGCAGCGCGCCGCCGCCTCAGAAGAACCGAACTTCGCCGCACTTTGATCATGATCGGACGACGCAAACGGCCGGACGGGTTGCCCTTCCGGCTCTACGCCCATTACGGGAAACACAAGGTCAGCTTCGGCTACAAGCTGCCGACCGGGCGCTGGGCGTTCCGCCTGTCGGCGCCGGCCCACAACAAGGAAGCGCTCGCCGAAATCCGCAAGCAGGCGATCGAGCGCGCGGAGGCGCTCAACGGGAATGCGATCGAACCGGGCACGGTCGAGGCGCTCGTCGCCCGGTACTTCGAATGGCAGGACGGTCTTCCGCAAACCGACGAGCGGCGCAAGGCAAAGTCCACCCTCGACGAGAACCGGGTCGAGTCCAAGCGGCTGATCAAGGTCTTCGGGAAGATGGCGCCGGCCGCGATCAAGCCGAAGCACATCTACGGCTACCTCGACAAACGTGCGCAGCTCGGCGCTCCGGCCAAGGCGAACAAGGAGATCGCCCTCCTGTCCGCGATCCTCGAATACGGCCGGCGCCGGGGCGAACTGGAAACGAATCCATGCCGCGGCATCGAATACAACCCGACGCAGCCGCGTCAGCGGTACGTCACGCAGGCTGAGATCGATCTCGCAGTCGAGGTCGCGAGATCGCGGCGAAGCGTCGGCGACCAACACCCCAGCTCGGCATACCTGATTCTCGCGTTGTGCATGCAGGCGGCGTACCTGACCGTGAGCCGGCCGACCGAGATGCGTGAGCTGCACCGCCAAGGCATCAAGCCGGAGGGCGTCGAGGTACCGATCGGGAAACGGAAGGCCGGCGAGCAGCAGCGCGTCAAGCTCGTGCTGTGGTCACCCGAGCTGAAGGCCGTGATCGACGAGGCGCTCACGTTGCAGCGCACGTCGAGCGTGCACGTCTTCGGCAACACGGCCGGTCAGGTGTACACGCGCAGCGGATGGAATACCAACTGGTCGCGCCTAATGGGGTATTGCGAAAAGGAAGCGCAGGCGCGCGGCGTGCCGTTCGAACGCTTCGCCCTGCGGGACATGCGACCGGCCGCCGTAACCGATCGCCAGGAGGAAGGCGACGACCGCATTATCGATGCGACGGGCCACGCGGATGAGCGGATGGTGCGGAAGACGTACGACCGTCGTCGACAGAGAAAAGTGCGTGCCACACGATAAACATGGCGGTCAGCTTCATGATCGCGCATGTGGTCGGTTTCCAATTCGCCTAGTCAATATCAACTATTCGGCAGAATTTGTGGCAATCCGAATGTTCCACCAATTCCGCTTGAAAGACATGCTTACCTTGCGTCGGGTCGAACCATGCGATACGAACTTCCTTCTGAGCCTCAAAGCGTGTTCGATCTTTTATGAATACTGGACTGAGCCCAAGATCAACTTGGTTCCATCCTTCCAGACGATCTTGGTATGAGACGCAAAATGGTCCGTACGTTTCGACGTTAGCATGACGCGATCGGATTACAGCGTCCAAGGCCGAAAAGAATCCCTTTACGTCGAATATCTCGACGCAGGCATCAGCGTATCCAATTTCTGCCATCGCTCCGCGAGTGTTTTCGGTGGAACAGCACCAAACAAGCGCGTCCTGATGGTTCACCTGGGCGTAGATATGGTTGTCGGTGAAGGTGATGTTGGAGCATCCCTCGCCAATGTGGACACCGCCCAACATGTTAAGCGCTTGAGTCTGTGGGGTTCCGGAATCGAACCGGCCGGTCACAATGGTGCTAATCGCCTTCGAGCCTTCCTCCGAGTCCCCAATTCCTCGTGCGTGGTTCTCTACCTTGCGAAAGTCATACAACGTCCCGACCCGGGTACACCCTTTTTCGACCAGCAATTCCGCATGCTCACGCCGCATGAACTTGTAAACTTTCTCTGGCGGAGAAACGAGAGCTCTTTCGTCTGGTGCAGGCTGCGCCGGGGGGAAATTAATCATGAGCCGCTGGAGCGGCGTGCGTTCGTGCACGCGGGTCCGACCTTTGTTCAGCAAAACAGCAGCCCGACGCAGTATGTCCCACTGCTGATTCTTTTTATTTCGCAGCATCCCCGCCTCCAGACGAAATGCAAAAAAGCCCGCTCGACGGCGGGCTTTCGCTACATCATCTTCCAAATTTTGGAATCTTATCTTCCAAAACCTGTAACACGTCAGCTTGATTCTGCTGCAAGTGCTTGAATTCGTTGGGGTGGCTGATGGGACTCGAACCCACGACGACAGGAATCACAATCCTGGACTCTACCAACTGAGCTACAGCCACCACTGATACTGCTTTCTTCGCTTCGCTGTTTTGTTTCAGCAGCGAAGAACAAGATTATACGAAGTCTTTTGAGACTTGCAAAGCCTTTTTTTCAAAAAATTCTTCGGCTTCGTTCAGATGCGCGCGTGCCTCGTCGAACACAGCCAGATCGCCGCGTGCGAGCTTCTTGTTGTCGGACAGCACGCGACGCCAGCCGCGCGCGCCCGGCATGCCACGATACAGCCCGAGTGCGTGCCGCACGATCGCGCCCAGGTAGGTGCCGCGCTTCAACTCGGCCGCGCAATACGCGATCAGTTGCGCTTCAGCCTCTTCACGCGTGGGCACCGCTGCGGTCGACCCGTAGAAGCGCGCATCGACCTCCGCCAGCACGTACGGGTTGTGATACGCCTCGCGGCCGAGCATCACGCCATCGACGTGCTCGAGATGCTGCTCGACTTCATCGAGCGTCGTGATGCCGCCGTTGATCACGATTTCCAGCGACGGAAAATCGCGCTTCAACCGATACGCATAGTCGTACTTGAGCGGCGGGATCTCGCGATTCTCCTTCGGCGACAGCCCCTTCAGGATCGCGTTGCGGGCATGCACGACGAACGTTTCGCAACCGGCCTCGGCCACCGTGCCGACGAAATCGCGCACGAATGCGTAGTCCTCGACCGCATCGACACCAATGCGGTGCTTGACCGTCACCGGCACCGACACCGCATCGCGCATCGCCTTCACGCCGTCGGCGACGAGCTGCGGCTCGTTCATCAGGCATGCGCCGAACGCGCCGCGCTGCACGCGCTCGGACGGACACCCGCAATTCAGGTTGATTTCGTCGTAGCCCCACTGTTCGCCGAGCTTCGCCGCGCGCGCGAGATCGTCGCGCTCGCTGCCGCCCAGTTGCAGCGCGACCGGCGATTCGCTCGGCGTGAACGCAAGATGCCGCTGGGCATCGCCGAACAGCAGCGCGCCCGTCGTGATCATCTCCGTATACAGCCACGTATTGCGCGTCAGCGTGCGGTGGAACGAGCGGCAATGACGGTCGGTCCAGTCGAGCAT